ATGTTTAGAGGCGTTTTCCGGTCATTAAGGTCACGGTCATTAAGGTCATTAAGGATTTCAACTTCTCTATTCTGATAACACATTAGCGCTTTTTGATAACACATTTGTAACACACATGGATGATTTCTCAATACGTCAAATTCATAACATATTGATTAACAGCTATTTACAAAAAGAGTACATAAAAGAGGAATAAGTGATAAAATATATTTAAAAACAAAAAAGAACAACAGAGATAAGTGCCTATGAATAAGTAACTTACTACTATTGTTCTCTCACGCTATTTTGTACAAATAAGTTTCATTTTGCTTATTATAGTGATTCCGTTGGGGTTCGAACCCAAGACCCACAGCTTAGAAGGCTGTTATACGGAACACCAATAAAATGTCTAAACAATAGCAACTTACGCTATAGGCGAATAATCATTTTGCGGCAATTTTGCGACATTTTATGCAAGCCTACTCCACAGAACATACAAATATACTTTACATTATCATTTCCTTTTCTGCTGATATTCCACAACTAAGAGCTGCTTCACATCTGCTAAATCCAACTCTAAATCACGATAGGTAGGATTAAAGGAACGCAATATAAGCTTTCCATTATTCATATCCAAGTCAATGATACGCTTCAACAGAATACCTTCTTTATGAACTATGATATATTCCTTTCCGTCTATATGAAGTCCATTGCTCTTTACCATGTAGTCAGGGCAGACTTTACATATAACGATGTCTCCATTCTGATAAGCTCTAGACGAGCCATCATCCATAGAATCACCGCTTACCTCGAATGCTACGTACTTTTCTTTATCTTCCTTTACAATAGGGATTGTTGGGAGCGATGATATATATACATCATCCGCATATCCACTGAGATAACTCTTATAAGCCATCTTAGGAACAAGAGGAACAAAGCTGACGCTTGAATTGATATTCGACTTGAGGTCATCGTTGAACATCTTTCCTTCTCCGGTCTTAAGCCAATTCAGATTTAGTTGAGGGTAAGCCAAAGAGATATTCTTCAAGAAAGTATCACTAGGTATATCCGGCAATCTGCTAATCGAACTGGTATAGCTCTTACACTTCCGCAAAAAGAATGTAGTACTGATTCCCATCTCTGTACAGAATGGTGCAATCCTGCTTTTGTAGTTGTTGAATCTTTCAATATTTGACTCGGGTTGCAACATTTCACCAGCTCCATTGGCTAGCCAATCCATATTAAGGTCTGGGAATTTAGAATTTACCCTATAAGACACTCTTGCTGTGAATACGCCATTTTTTCCAATTATAGGAAAGTTTGATGCCACATCAGCTTTATCGCAAAATTCACGCTTGGTAATTCCTTTATATTTAAGGTACTCACGCAGTCTTGTCTTTGCGTTTCCGTTCTCATTAAACTTGACAGGAGAAGAAATAAACATTTCTCCCATTCCGGTTCTGATAAAGCTTGGATTCACCTGTGGAAATTTACTTGTTATGGCTTGCAAGCTTTTTGATGACACACGATTAGTGATGCGGCTTACGAACCCATGCCCTAAGCCTACGGTGTCTTCGAATTTTTCGTTTGAAGTGTAACCCAAAGCAGTGATTACAGCCTTCAGTCTTTCGTATGCACTATTCATAACCTAAAATTTAATACGCAGTAAGCGCATGTGTAACTTAATTTATGTAAATATTTAGAGTTTCAAGACAATAAAAGTTAATATAGTATTTAAAAACACTAATTAATTTGCATACTTGCAAAACATTTCTTATCTTTGCACTCGAAAACATTAAAGATGTTGCAAATATACATAACAATATCGTAACTTGCAAGAAATTTAATATATTTTTTGTAATATTACATAAAAAGGTGAGACACACCATAAAAACTGTAGAAAGAATATGTCATTAAGCGAGATTAAGCAATTAGTATCAGTCGCATTTCAAGCGGGACGGATGGATGCCCAATTTGAAATGGGGTTGCGTTCCGACAGGATACGCAGAAAAGATGCCGAATGCTATCTTGCATCAAAAGGATTTGAAAAGCAGATGATTGACAAATGGGTCAAGAATAGGTTAATGAAAGAATATGTAGGTGATAGTAAAAACTCACCTAGATATTATTCTCTCAAAGAAATCAATGAACTTGTCGTTTCTTGTCAGATAAAGAAAATGATTATTTAAAATATACGACTATGGCAGAGAATAAGGCAGCGAAGCCTGTAGAAGGGCAGAGCGTAGAAATTAAGGATTATGAGTTTCGCCTCCTTGATGCGGATGAGATAGAAGTCCGTGTCGGTCAAGGTGGTAATCAGAAGTCACCGGACTGGTGTTCCTTGTTGCTTTACAAGGACGCAAGATGTGATATGAGACGATTAGATGAGAAGTTCGGCATCTATGGTTGGAAACGTAAGCATGAGCTTATTGGTCAAAACCTCTTTTGTACAGTTTCCGTTTATAAAGAAGGTATCGGTTGGATAGATAAGCAAGATGTTGGTACGCCAAGTAACACCGAAGCCGTTAAAGGCCAAGCTAGCGACTCTTTCAAGCGTGCATGCTCTTGTTTAGGTATCGGTCGAGAATTGTATACTGCTCCCAAGAAGATATTCATCAACCTCAACCGAAACACCGAATATTCTCAAAGCGGAAAGTTGAAGACAATTTTCCATGTAGGATATGTAGGTTATACAAACAGATGTATTGCCAAACTTATTATTCAAGATGAGAATAACATTGTGCGTTGGTATTGCGGCATGACAGAACAAGAAGTTCTTGAATGGATGAATGAGCAGAAAGAAGTATATGGTTACTCTGAACCAGCCCCAAAGAGCGAGGAAGAAAAAGACGAAAATCTTAATGAGCAAAAACAATATGCTTATCCACAATTGCAACAGGCTCAAATTTGGGAGGACGTAGATAGAGTTTGGAACGGATTCCCAGACCTTCAGAAGTCCGAAGAGTTTAAACGCAAATGTGCATTACGAAAGATGGAACTCGCACAGAGCAAGAAGGATTTAAAAGCTGTTTATGATGCTTATCCCGAATATCAAAAGAATGCAGAGTTCTTAGCTAAGTTGACACAATTTAAATCAAGATTAGTATGATACAATTGAATAACAGTGGAGTTCTTTATGAGGACTCCACACATCAGTACTTTTATGATGGTCGTGAATTAAGTGGCATTACAGGTATGCTTCATCAGTATGTATTTCCCAATATGTACTCTAACGTAAGCGAAGAGGTATTGAAGAAAGCTGCCGAAAAAGGCACTATTATCCATGAGCAGGTAGAGTTGTTTGCTTCATTGGGTATTGAGCCAGCCTCAGAGAGTGTCAAGGATTTTGTCGCTTATATCAAGAAGAATGGATATGAGATTATAGGTAGCGAATATGTCCTTCGAATCGGAGAAGACCATGCAAGTGCAATCGACTTGGTGATGCACAAGGATGATGCACCGGACGATGAGGTTGAGATTTGGGATATTAAGGGTACTTATTCCGTTAATAAGGAGTATGTGCGTTGGCAGAACTCGATGTATAAGTTCGGTTTCGAAACATTGAATCCTCATCTGAAGGTTACACGTATATGTTGTATGTGGTTGCGTGATGACGAGAAGCGTGGAACAATCTGTAAACTCATCCCATTAGGCAAGCCAAGACCTGCGAGCGATGTTAAAGAATTGTTCCGATGCGAGAAAGAAGGTCGTTTGTATAGTGATGATACAAAAACACCTTATTACATTATAGATAACGAAATCGCACTCATGGACGTTCAAGAGCGCATTGCTAAATTGCAAGAACAGGAAAAGGAGTTGAAGGCAGCTATCTTTGATGGTATGTCAAATGACAACCTCACATCTTATAAAACTTCGATTTACACTTATTCCTTGAAGTCTGCTTCTGAGAGGGTTACGTTAGACACGAAGGCTTTTGATGCGGATGACGAAGAAGCTTACAACCATCTATTGAAAAAGTATAAAAAGGTAACTAAGGTAAAGCCTAGTTTGACCTTGAACAGAGTTGGATAAATTATTGTTTTATTAAATATTTTAAGTTATGGCTAATAGTTATAAAGGTAAGATTGTTGCTATCGAAGGCATTCAATCTATTCAGAGACAAGGTAAAGAACCATTTGAAAAGAGACGTTTGATGTTAGATGCAACACGTTTCGATGGTTTGACAGGTGAACGTGGCTACGAAAAGCGCATCATCTTTGAATTCAGTGGTAAGAATGTACATGTACCGGATGGTTTTAATGTCGGGGATATAGCAGAAGTATTCTTTGACGTTGAGTCATATCAAGGAACGAAGAAGGATGGCACAACAGACTGGTTTACATCTGTTCGTGGCTACAAGATGCAAAGGATTGAAGCACAGAACAATGCGCCACAAGGTGGCATGCAAGCTGCTGCTAATAATCCTTTTCCACCACAAGCTCCAGCCTCAGGTTCAGCACCAATTCCACCAGCACAGCCGAGTGGCACTAATACATCTGATGCGCCATTTTAAACTTATTATGGTGGAGAATTAATTTTCTCCACCTTTCATTAAAGACAGATGGTATATAATATGTTGAATCCGGTCGAGCTTGAAAAGTTCGAGGAACGAACCAGGGCTATGATAACCAAAGCCAAGAAACTACAAGGTGATTATTATAATGAGAAGTTCTTTGTTGTTGACCTTAAAGAAAGACAACAATCTAGGACAATCCAGCAGAATGCTTATCTGTGGGTAACAATCACTTACGTAGCTATTGAAGAAGGATATACTAAGGACTATATCGAACAAGAGTTTAAACGTGTAAATAAGGATGTTTTTCTTAGGGAGCGTGAGAATAAACAAGGCAAGACCTTCCAATATTGGAGGCACATACCAGACCTTGACAAAGAAGAAATGTCTTTATGTATAGACCGATGGCTTCATCATTGCTCGATGGAAAGAGGATTATACATACCTACTCCACAAGACCATGCTTATATGGTATGGCAGACGCAGGTGGAGAGGCAAGCAGAATTAAATAAAGAGTTTCTATAGGATGCTTGGTGTCGTAGCTCAGTTGGATAGAGCAAATGTTTCCTAAACATTAGGTCGTGAGTTCAAGCCTCACCGATACCACATTCTCTAACATAAAAATAAAGAATATGAAATCATTAACAGGAAAGTATTTTATCGTAGGTGTTCGTTATGAGAAAACTCTAGAAGACGGAACGAACGCTAAAACTACAGAGCAATATGTTGTAGATGCCTTGTCATGGTCAGAATGCGAGGCTAAGACTACAGAAGAAATGGCGGTGTACACAAATGGTGATATGGAGATTGTCACTATGAAGAAAGCTAGCTTCTCTGAGTTGTTCCTTTCAGAGGTAGATAGTGAGGATAAATACTACGATTGCAGTATTAACATGATTACTATTGACGAAAAATTTGGCAAGGAGAGGAAGACCAAGGTTCGTTATCTTGTGCAGGGTGACACCATTGAGAAGGCTCGTAAGAATGTAGATGAGATTATGGGTAAGACTATGATTGATTACAATATTACAAGCCTTAAGGAAACATCAATCATGGATGTATTCTTGCATATGGGTAAACCAAAGGAGTAAGGCTTTTCATTTTTCTTATTATTTAATTAGTTTGAAATCCCCCTATGGGGTGGTGCTGCTTAGTTCAATGGTAGAACGTCCGCCCAAATCGGAAAAAGGTTGTGGGTTCGACCCCCACAGCAGCAACTATGACTTTTGGTTTGATAAAGGATAAAGATTATGGGATATTATGATAGATTCAACAAAGGTGGAAAGAAGCCTAAACACCAAAGGAGCGAGAAGCAAAAGTGGGTTGACAAGCTAGATAGGCTTATGTCGGTTTATATCCGCATGAGAGACTCTAGAGAGTTTCACTATAAGTACTTCAGATGTATCAGTTGTGGACGAATATTGCCAATCGACCAAGCCGACAATGGGCATTATTGCGGACGAACTCATATGAGTTTGCGCTTTGATACACGTAATCAGAATGCGGAATGCAAACGATGCAACAGATTCTCTTCTGACCATCTTATCGGTTATAGAAAGAATTTGATAATGAAGCTTGGAAGATTGGCTTATTTGCAGAAGCATCCTCACGTTCCTTTAGATATGGAAGAAGTTAAGCGGCTCGGAGAGCAACAAGTTGATTTATTGGAGGTAATGAAACATCAAGCAAAGAATTGGTCGGTGTTCGAATTACAGGAACTCTATAAATACTATGCGGCTCTAATTCTGAAAATGAATGAAGAAAAAGATAATCAATAAGATTTAAATAATGTTATAGCCGTAACAATAGACACTAATTTATTTGCATTATTAAATTATTCTTCGTACCTTTGCAATCGTCTTGGTGAGACACACCATAAAAACTGTAAGGTCATTTTTCTATTGGCTTTTGTTATGCATAAGACTTGTGTATTCCTATATAGTAACAAAAGTGATTTCATATTATTTGTGAAATGAAGTTTAAATTAAGACCATATCAAGAAGAAGCAAGCAAGAAGGCAGTTGAGTTTTTCTTGGATGAAAAGAAAAATTGGAACGCTCTGGAAGTGCTCCCTACTGCATCGGGCAAATCATTGATTTTGGCAGATATAGCTGCTAGGCTCAAGGATAAAGTGCTTGTGTTCTCTCCTACTAAGGAGATTTTGGAACAAAACTACAAAAAGTATTGTTCTTATGGATTTGATAATGCCAGCATCTATTCCGCTAGCTTTAAATCAAAAGAAATCAGCGATGTTACTTTTGCTACAATTGGTAGCGTGAAAGGACATCCCGAATTGTTTACTGACTTCAAGTACATATTGATTGATGAGGTTCATTTAGTGAAACCTGAATCCGGCATGTATAAGGAGTTTCTTGATAAATTAAAGAGCAAGGTCATAGGTTTAACCGCAACACCTTTCCGTCTGTATTCCTATCAGAACTATGGTAGCATACTGAAGTTTCTGACAAGAAGTAGAGACAAGATTTTCAAGGAGCTTATCTACTATGTTCAAGTTGAGGATATGGCAAAAAACGGATATATCTGTCTTCCGAACTATTACACATGCCCACCACCACAATGGAACGAAGGAAACTTGCAGCTCAATTCAACTTGCCGTGATTACACTGACCAAAGTGTCAAGCAAGAATATGAACGTGTAGATTTGTACGGATGGCTAGTTAGTGTTGTTAAAAGATTGCTTAATCCTAAACGAGGTGGACAGCGTAAAGGTATCTTGGTTTTTACGAAGTTCGTTAAGGAGGCTCAGAAACTGACATATTCCATACCTAACTGCGAAATGGTCTGTGGAGAAACACCACCGAAAGAACGTGAAGCAATCATCGAGCGTTTCCGTAATGGTCAGACTAAGGTATTGGTAAATAGTCAAATATTGGTCGTAGGTTTTGACTATCCGGAGTTAGATACGGTCGTGTATGCAAAGCCAACACGTTCATTAGCGCAATACTATCAAGTCGTAGGAAGACTTCTTAGACTATCAAAAGGGAAACAACCTTGGTTTGTTGACCTCTGCGGTACTTATGAGAGGTTCGGGAAAGTTGAAGACTTGAAATTGCTAGACCTAAACGGCAAAGGAAAGTGGGTAATAATGAGTGGAAATAAACAATTAACAAATACATTCTTTTAAGATATGATAGTAAAATTAGACGAAAAAGCGTGTAGCTTGGATGCTGATGAATTAGTCGCTTTCGTCCGTCTTTCATTTAATGCTGACAAAGACGGATATGTGTATGGGAGCAACAAAGAATTATCGGAAAAGATAGGTATGTCGCTGGCAAAGACAAAAAAAGCTATTGATGGGTTATTTCAGAAACAAATGGTATCTATCGGAAACGGAAAAGTCTTTATTTGGAAACATGAAGACAACATAGAATTTGCTGAAGGTGAAGAATCTAAACCACACAAGAATGAACCTGAACGAATAGCATTGCATAACGTCCCTAGTGTACAACAAGTGGATGATAAAGCAAAGAAGGTTTGCGAATATTTCAATAAGGTTATCGCTGGAAGAGGAATGCCTCTAGTTCATGCTCTGACATCGAAGAGAAAGTCAATGATTAATTCACGGCTTAAAGAATATGGGAGTGAGCAGATGAAGTTGATGATTGACAAGGCGGCAGCATCTTCATTCCTTAATGGTAGTAATGGATGGATGGCGAGTTTTGATTGGATTATGAGACCAAATAATTTTGTTAAAGTATTGGAAGGAAATTATGATGATAGAAAGCAAGGGACTAATAAAGACGCAGAGCAAGGCTATTACCAAGAATCAGCCGACCTCGTGCAGCGCCTCAATCAACAGAGAAAAGCAACGAATATTCAATGAGTACGGAACATTCGATAACGTTCTAATGTCTTTCTCTCCATCTAGCCAAGTAGGTAGTAAGATGCCAATCGGAAAAGCTTTTAAAAGCAACGCACCAACACTTACCTATCTTGACTTGTGTTATGGAGAAGGAAGTGCAATAACATGGCTTGTAGCATGGGTTTCTGAAGTCTATGGTATTTGTGGCTTTGTAAATAATGAGGTTACTGACAATATCAAGATAATGACTGCAAATGCTATAAAGGATGAGTATTATTTCCTTAATCTGAACGAGCTGATTACTTTCTTCAAGATGTTTATTGCCGGAAAGTTTGAGAAATTCTACAAGAAGCCAAATCCGCAAGTTATAACAAAGAGCTTGAATACTTTCTGTTCCCATCGTATAGATGCCATAAAAGCAGTAGAGGCAAATATAAAGAAAGAGAAAGAGGCTAAAGAAGATGAGGCTATCAAGCAAAATGCCATCACTTATGAAGAATGGGCGGCAAGAAAAAAAGCTAAGGGCGAGGAAGTTAATATAGAACTTATCGAAGACGAGAAAGGCAACAAGATTTTTCGGGTTAAAGCTCCTAAAGCTGATGTTAGATTAGACTCAGCTTATATGATAGTCAAGAATACAACAAATGCCGATTTTAAGGCTATATGCAAGCTAAGAGAATGTTTCGTTAAGAAATATGGTATAGACCCATACGACTTGATTAGAAGTTTAGGGAATAAAAAACTTAGAGAATATGAAGAAAGAAGAAATTGTCAAGGCAATCATTAAGAACCTTAGAGATGTAAATGGCAAAAAGTTCCGCAAGGATGATGTTCAAGCCATTGTGAATTATTTCATAGACCTCACAAAGCAATCGTTGCGCAACAGAGACCGTGTTATGATACGCAGCTTTGGAACATTTGTGGTACGACATAAAAATCCCAAGCAAATTAATTGCGTGCGAACAGGAGAGAAAACGATGACAAGGGAGAAAGACCATGTGGCTTTCATTCCTTCTAATGATTTTGACTTAGATTCAATAGTATAAAATGGAGATAGCAGAAATAGAACAGATTATAGAGGCTTGCAACTTTGATGTTGCTAGCCAGACCCAAAGAGCAGAAACATTCAACGTAATTGACGCTATTGTAGAAATGCGCAAATACGAAGGTCGTTTCAACGCCAAACGTTGGGAATATGAAAATGTTAATGGACGTGGTACGATAGAAATATATTCTAAACTCGTTGCCGGAACTCTAGAGGACAAATTAGCAGAGTTTGCTATTATATTATTCTCAATGGCCAATAAGTACAAGATGAATGTCAAATCATTGAGGCTAGACCCAAATTCAATGAGAGACCGTTCCTTTGAAGACTTGATGATGTCTATGCTGAAGATTGAAATGACACATTACCGAGTGTTCAAGAAGATAATAATCTTGATTGGCATGCTTTGCGGATATTGCATGATGAATGGTATTGATTTGTTGTGGTTCGTTAACAAAAGACTTTTGATAAACATTAAATAGGCTAAAATATGAAGAAGTTAAAGTTAGTTTTTACAAGTACGGATTTCGCATCTTATACGAAGAGTACTATGGGTATGTTATGCAAGGTTCTTTTACGAATTCCTTACCTTGTACTTGTAGGCATAGTTAGTACAACATGCTGGCTTGCTAAGTGTATTGTAAGGTTCTGTAAGGAGAATACAAAGGCAGCAGTAATAATAGGCTTTGCTATCTGCTTTATGGTTATGTTTGTTGAGTTTATCTATTTTAAAATTCAACTAGCAAAGAGTTCGTATCAGACAAGTGAACTTATAAAGCGGAACTATGAGCTGGAGCAGACCGACAGATACGATATAGGCTTCCATGATGCAATGGCAAAGAACAGAGAAATGCTTACACAAAATATTGAACCATGACAAACGAATTCAATGATGCGTTTACGAGAGCACAAGCTTTGCAGAGGAGGTTTAACCCAGATTACATGAACTCCTTTTCGATAGCAATTAAATATGATAGCTATTACGAGGAATACATGGAGATTGAATTGAGAACAGATAATGATAAGTTCTTTATTTCTACATTGACATGCGTTTACGAAGAGGATTATACTCTGAGATTGGACGAATTAGAAAAAACAATAGATAAATTATTAACAGAAGAAGACAATGATTAAAAAAGTTATTTTTGTAAGCCTGTTGGATGTTATAAGTATTCCATCGGGTAATGAGCATTCTGTAGATATTACGGATTTTCGGCTAAAGCACGATTTCTTTAGAGCGTTGCAAGCAGATGATAATATAGTCCGTGTCAATATATTAGGATATGACAAGAACCAGGTAATGTATTCAAGCGATATAACATTCAAGAAAATGGTATCGGTTATTACATACGAAATTGCCATGTATGCAGATAAGGCTGTAGTTCCATATTGCTCTACTGATAATATTGATGATACTTTTGTTGATGCTGCAAAAAGCACCGAGAGTATAGAGTTTCTCAAAGACAAATCTAATTGGCTGATTATTGGGAACGATGGTCTGGCTGATAAATTTGGGGTTGACAATATAACAATGGAAGATTTCGTCAATGGAGAACTTGGAGAATATTCTGAAGGAGCTAAGACATCAGAAAAGAGATAAACATATTAAACCGGAAATCTTGACCTTAGCAACCATAAAAAATGAGTACGGAAAAGACCCGTTACCTGAGTTGCGTAACTTATGGGCTAAAGGACTGGTTAAGAATTGTAGAACTTTAAATGATTTAGGCTTTATATACAATGGATAAGGAGTTAATAAAAAAGTTAGTTGCACAAGGCAAGGCTTATGTACTTGACTTGCGAGGTGGTAGTGTTCCTTATAAGGAAGGTAATGCAGCGGCAGTTGATTTTTACTGCCCACAAGATGTAGTGTTGAATATGCCTTGGGTGAAAATGGGTAGAAGTCACATCAACCTACATTTAGGAATTGAACTTCCTAAAGATGTTGGTTTGGATATTCGTTCACGTTCCGGCTTTACTGACAAAGGTATGCAAGTTGATGTGGCCTTTATTGGCAAGAACGAAACACAAGTTGGTTACATGACTAATGTTAGAGCGGATATTGATATTTGTCTAGGTCTGGTCGATGAAGACTATAGGGACAATATTGGTGCGCTTTATAGAGTTAATTCCGACCGTTATATGCCGACAAAGGATAGCAAATTTAAACTAGATTCAGATTACGAATATTATGTTTTCGTAGTCAAGAAAGGTACTCGTATTTGTCAGGGGGCATTCCGCAAGGTAGAAAATCCAGATTGCATACTTGGAGAGTTGAATATGGAAAATAATCGTGGAGGAGGATACGGACATGGTGGAGCAAAATAACAATGGGTGTTGCGAATATGCTAACAAGTATATCTTTGAGATTAGACATTTGGCAGACATGATTGAATGCAAGGATAATGCCACTTTCGTTTCATCTCTAAGGGAGGACTTCGGAAAGCTCGGATTATTTTCAAGCGCAGCCAATTTCCTTCGTCTTATGTATGAGATTCGAGCATCTTCTGAAGACAAAGAAACCTTACGAAATCATATCAGCGTAATGGCGATGGAAGCCTTGCTTACGCTCTCTTGGTATATTGTTTCTGATTATAACGACATCATCGGGTCGCAAATCGAGCTTTTCAAAACCAAGAATAAGCGGTATGGAAACGCTTTCTCGGAATGTTTCTCTAAGGATGGTTATCCGTATGCATTCGGTCATTTGCAAGAGAAGATTAATCGTATTTGCTCTTTGCTTACTTTGAATGAGGATGCCAAAGAAGAGCCTATTCTTGACAGCTATAAAGACTTGTTAGGTTATTGCATTTTAACTCTAATAGAAATAAAATGAGATACCGAATAACAAGAATAGAAAAAGTTATCAATGGGCAGAGTTCATACGAGCACTGCTCGTTGATAGTTTCTAACATAGAAAAGTTTAGGAAACAAATAGATGCAGACGAGGTTAACTTCGTCTATGAAATGTTGGATTAAAAATAGAAAAGAATGAAAGAACCAGACATTGAAATGAATCTAAAGAAAATCATGGAACGCATAAAATGGATTAGAGAAACTAAGGCCATCTTATCCAAGGAAGAAATAAGTCTTTCCATTCCATTGATGCAAGACTTATCGCAAGTAGGCAATATTTACGATAAGTTTATGAGCTATCATGCCGGACGAAATTCCACAATGGTACGCAAGCAATTTATCTTTGTTATTCTTTATCTTTATTCTCCTAGTGCCCTTGGCGGTTCTAAGATGAGAAGAGGGTTAAGAGAAAAAATCGCTAAGGTTTTGGGGTGTACATGTTCTAATGTAAGCCATGATTACAAAAACATCAGTTTCTATTATGTTACTTACCGAAGTTTCCGTAATGACGTGAATGAGATATTGGATAAACTATTAATAGATTTGGGTTTAAAAGAGATAGGGGAAGAATAGATTCCCCTACCCTTTATAAAAGCAATCGCAACTCTTGTTTAATACCAAGCTTTTTTGACTCTTTATTAAAAAACTCTAATTTACGTTTTACTTTATCTTTAAATTCCTCGAACAATGCAATTAGAGCCTCTTGCTCGGTATCAAAAAGTGATTCCTCTCTAATTGTATGCTGTTTAGTTCGTTCACAATAGTCGGGCTTGTATCTATAATCTATCCACCAACCCGAAGAATTAAATTCATTCCCCTCGAACCAAGATACGTTGCAGCATCCCTTTACTATACAGCGTTGTGGGGATTCAAACCATCCATCAATATACCAAGCAATATCACCATCCTTATATTTTGGAATGGGTCTTTCCTCTTTATTTGTATATTTATATTTTTCCATATTGCTAATGAGTTACAACTTCCAAATACTTTAACTTTGCGAATCGGTATGATACATATACCTTATCTACATTCACATCTGTATTAAAGGCAAGAATACATCCTTTGTCATCATAGAACCCAAGGATAATATACTTTTCTTCTACATACCCTGCAACGTATGCGCCAATGTCCTTACCTTTATAAAGAACAGGCTCTCCACAATGCGCATTAAAAAATTCTTTATTTGTCATACGCTACTCCTTTTTATTCTGTAAATACGTCAAGCACTCCTTGGCGATAGTGCTTACCGCCTTGGAATATTCATCATCGTATAACGATTCGTTACCATCATACCTAGAAAGGTATTTCTTTCGTTTCCTGTCTGCGTCAGACATAATTTTAAGCTTTGCGACAATAACCTCATTACTGGTTACCTTACCAAGAAACCACAACAGATTAGTTAACGCTAACTTATTTGGTTCATAATCGTCAACATTTGATGATTCAGACAGCCTTCCTTGAATGTATTTCGTAAGTCTATCTTTGTAATTCATACATTTCTCAAAATAGAATACGATAGGCTTATCGAAAGCAGGGTTGAGCAGACCATAAGCGATACTCATGCTTACCTGAAACTTTGCAGCACCTTTAAGCAAACCTTTCGCCTGTTCCTTGATAGCTTCACGGAATTGCCCTATACTCATATCTCGCTTTCGGAAGTTACAAGCTCGGCAAGAAGGCATATAATTCTCCATACTATCCTCACCATGAGAAACGATATACTTACCTTTTTTATCACTCCAACGTGAATAGTTTCCACGATTCTTTGGAATGAAATGGTCGATTTGCATATCTTCGAGTTTTATTTCTCTTCCACAGTATGCGCAATGATGGTCGTATTTTTCCCAAACTTTGATTCTATCTTCCTTCTTCATAACTTATTTCAGTTCGTCAAAATCAAACCACTCAATCTTATCGTAGCACTCGTACAGAACTTCTATACGCTGTGTTCCGTCTCCTCTTGTGACTATCCATACGTCATCACTCATCGCTCCATAGTGAAGAGCCGTAGGATTTACGCCACCTCCACTATATCGGAACATTACCCACTTTTTTAATGGTGGCTTATCTTCTTTTAGGTCGTTCCATAATGATGCGGCATTCACGTAAGGAACGTTTTCTGTATCACAATCGGTAACACCAACCTTTTCTGTACTGAACGTTACCTCGTTCAGCTCATTGTAATCTACCTCATCTTCATTGCTATAGATATTGAGATAAATCTTCTTAGGTAAATTCTTTATTTTCATATCCCTTAAACTTAATTTATGAATATTTACCAATTCCAAATGTCAGCGTATCTTTCATCTGGTGGTGTTTTAATCTTTGGAAATATAGGAGTATTGCTGATAACACGATGGTCGCAACTTCCTGTACTTCCACTAGTAAGTGGCTCTCCGTTACAGACTAATCTATATTTACATTCATCACATTGTATGTAATTCATATCACTTAAATTTAATAATAAAAAACTCGGTATCTATCCATTTATCCAAGCAACGTAGTTTGCGTCGGCAAGTCTATATGATACATACCCATTATCTACAACCACGTTGGGTGTAAACTTACGAATCCACCCAGTCTCATCCTTGAAACCAAGAATTAGATACTTATCACCACAATATCCTGCTAAATAAGCACCAATCTCTTCGCCTTTATAACAAGCGACCTTACCATGATGCTGTTCATAAATCTCTTTCAGTGTCATACGCTACTTAAACTTAATTATAAAAAACTCAGTATCAAGCCACTTGTCGGGACATAAGCCTTTTTTTGGCTTGCCGATGGTGATACTCTCAATCTCCTTCTCAATTCGTGGACTATCCTTGCGGTAGCCGTTGATGAAGAGGACGTGTGTGTAAGGAATAGCCTTGTAATATGGACTATTGATGCAATAGTTAGCCATTTCGGGGCTAATACTATCCCAGTTTTTAACGCAATGAGTGGGTATCTTCTCGTTGGTACAAGTATCTTCATTCCATAATAAGAAAAGGCGTTTTACCCAATATCCTTTTATTGTCCGATACTCTTCATTCTTTCTTCCGTCAGCAATCATGTCGAACCATTGCTTGCTGATGGTGAGGGTCAATATTTTCTTCTTCATTCTTACACCTCCTCCCAGTCTGTTGCGAGAATAGTCTCAGGAAGCAACCATAAGACTGGTGTTGCTCTTCCTATGATATTATACATTAATGCCTCTGAACCAAGATAGTTCTTATCAATGTATGCGTATGTGCCGTCCGCAAAAATCTTACGTCTCACTTTCTTTCCTTCCTTCATTCTTCTCAGAGCCTCCGAGAAGTCAAATGTTTCCTTGCTCATTATAATTTTGCTTTAAAGTTGTAAATTGGTTTAATGACATCTATCACATTAACCGTAGGTTTTATTAGCTCAACAATCTCTTCTGTTGATTTATATGCCATAGGTGCTTCGTCAATGGTTTCTTCACAAACTGATGTGGAATAAATACCATTCATTTCATTCTTGTAAGAATCCATAGATAACTCTTTCTTTGCCTGTGTACGAGACATTAATCTACCTGCCCCATGAGGGGCAGAGCATAGCCAATCTTTGTTACCTTTTCCCTTGCAGATAAGAGAACCATCACGCATATTCATTGGGATAATGACTACCTCATCCTTTTTTGCACTGATAGCTCCCTTTCGCAATATACCCTTGTCTGTAGAGCACGATTGTACTTTTCAAAGTCTGAAATTCCAACACCTTGTCTGAAACATCTACGACCTAAAGCATCACGATATGCTTGCATTGCATATAACTGCAAACGCATATCTACCACTTCATCATTAGACAAGTTCAGTTCTTTGTCTTTGTGATTGAAGAAGAATGACTCCAATTTCATGGTTTTGTCGTTCAATTCCTCATACTCATTCTGCATTCTTTTCTGATAATCTTCCATATTACTTATATTTATATCCTTGCGGATGGTTAGTTACTCTACTACTTTCTTAAGGGAAAAATAATCAATTCCCCAAGCTTGGTTTACGTCTTTGTAAGGTTCTCCGTTTTTCTTTATTTTTCGGATAAAAAAATGAACCTTGATTTCATTCTTGCCAAGAGACATGGCACTTTTTAGACGTTCTATGATAAAGATATTGCCATCTTTATCTTTCACCTTGTCACCTTTCTGAAAAGGTAACAAACTAAGGAAGTCGTTCATTATACCATTCTGCTTTTTGCGAAGCTCTGATATTTGTGAATCCATCATCTTTAAACGACCTTCTACATTTTGTAATTTGTTGTATAATTCTATTTCTGTCATATTACTTATATTTATTACCCGAAGGCGGTTAAACACTATTTATGTATAAACTGACTTAAATCCACTTCATCGTGAACAAGGGCGTTTACAGCCATTAAACCATTTATGAGAAGTTCCAACTGTTCTTTGTTGATAAAGAACAATTTTCTTGCTATCTTCCCACATTCGTAAGCACCAAGAAGAACTCTATCATTTTCAACTTTTATGTTTATAAAAGGGTTATTCTTTGACGTTATATCCAAACTATATTTACCCATACATACACCTATATTTATGCCCGAAGGCGTTAAACAATCAATTCATTAAATTTTCAACCACATTTGACAGCTTCCTTGCTTTGTCTTGCAAGAACTTAGGAAGATTATCGAAATCAGAAGGCTTTAATCTTACGATACACAATATACCTTTTGCTGTCAGTATTGATAGAATAAACAATAATACAACCATTGCGTATATAGGAAACTTTATAATTGCTATTATTCTTTTCATACCTACACCTCCATTTCGTGTTTGATGCCTAGCCCGAATAGAAGGTGCTGGAGTTCGTGAATATACTTTATATTAGGCAACACTATTTTTCCACAAATGGAGACTGAGAAACCTTTAGTTGCATAATAATAGTATAAGTATGGCAAGATGTCACGTTTACTACAAATATTCAACAGAGTTCCATTAAAATTCGTATTGTACCCTGTAAAATCCCATCCATTCTTCTCTAAAATCTCTGGAGTGAGAGGAATCGGAACAATATTATCCTTATCAGCATATTGAATTTCTCCGTTTGGGAACTTGATTTGATATAAGAGTACTTCATTTTCGTTTTCCGTACCAATTACCTCAACGATATATTTCTTTACACCTACATATACAGAGATCAAATCTCCTGGAATGTATTCTAGCTTATCCATACGCTTTACTTTTCTAAAGATGAATATATCCATTTACTTCACACAGAACCTTTTCTAGCAGGTTCTTTAGAATATTCAATTCATCATTTGAATATGTAGCTATAGGATAACCATCAAGGGTAGTTTCGCCAAAGTAGCTACGACTTATCTTTAATGAGTGTTTATTCTTTTTCATTTTTCTTTGCCTTTTACAATATTGTACACTTGTTTTAACTCATCTGTTGATAAGCGTTTGAAATCAAAAGAACTGATAGCGTAGACGAGAGTATTACGAAGATTCTCTTCTTTAACATCTGATATTTCCTTTTCTGTAGGAACAGATATTCTTCTAATATTCCATCTATCACTACCGCATTGCCAGCCCGAATCTCTTCTGAATCTAGCGTTATCAATAATAATTTGAGTCTTTGTCACTTTATCAACCTTGGCGATACGTCTGTGATGCATACCTCTAACTAGTACATCATCACCAACAACCAAATCTTTAAGCTCTTTCATTGCTTCCTCCTTTCTTTTTATCTACATATTTATCCACTTCCTTACCGAAAGTATCATTGCAGTCTGGACAGTAAAACTTTCCGTCAATTAACTGCCATCCACGTTCTTGCATTAAAAAATATACGTTAGACTTATCGCTCCAAGCAACTATATCTCCACCATTATTTTCTAATCGCCTACCACAGCCGTCACAGATGCCTTCGTACATTGTTACCTTTCTAATCATTGCTCACCTCCTTTCGTAATCAAGTCAAACAACTCATCTACGAATATCCAATCAGACAATCGGAACATATAGACTTGCTCTTCCCACATTTCTTGATATGTATTGCAAGTAGTCTTATCGAGCATAGCGTTCATGTTGTAGAGCTTTCTATTACAGAATATTCTTGAGAACGCAAGAACCTCTCCGTTGTCGTTACGTGGAACTTCGCTAGCAGGGTGAAGCAATCCCTTTAATAGCTCATTGATACCCCACTTAGCACCTTCTTTGAAGCTATCTTTGCCTCTAAGACAAATCATTTCTTTCTCAACCTCGCCACTATTGTATCTAGCATACTCTGTCTCAATATGCTTATTAGCAGCAGCTTCTATTTTCTTATCGTCTATCATAATCAAATTGTTTTAAGAAAGTTGTAGAAATATTCAACAGCTTCCATTATTGTGTTAAATGTCTTATCTAAAGAACTTTGTATACCATCTTTTTCAAAGGTAATATGAAGTTCTACTTTATCTTTCTCCCAAGTAGCTTTGCTAATTCTCCAGTATCGGAGGTTATCACTCTTAACTACTAAATTGAAGTCAATTGACGGAACAGATTTCTTACTGCCTATTAATCTCCTTATATCCATATCTATCCCTCCACGTCTTTAGTTGTACCTAACAATGATTCATTGCCGATGTAAGGAATACATTGATTCCAACCACAACCATTACAACAATAATAAAAATCGCTATCTTTATAGCCAAACAAGCTTACTTGCCATGCTTGGCTTCCAAAGTCTCTTACCAGCACTTTATCGAATGGTTTCAGCTCAACCTTTGGCTTCAAATCCACAATCTGTTTCTTCTCAGCATCCCAAGCCTTGCCTTCCTTTTCGAGAGCATCAAAGAGTTGCTGCTTTTCCGAGTCCGTAGCAAGGCGAAGTTCAATATCTCCAACATCTTCTCTGAATGGTTCTTCTAGAAGAAGCTCATCATTCTGGCAAAGAACTGCATGGAATCCTATATATGCCTCTTGTCTCGATTGGAATATAGCAATATGTGTACATTTTCGTACCACAAGGGCTACTATATCCCCATCCTTGAACTCAAGCTGCTTCTCTATCTCCAATGTACTGAGATTTAGCTTACCACCATAGTGCTCTTCTATCAAGGAAATAATCTCATTTGCTTTCTCGTCAGATACTTTTTCATAATTGACTGTGTTTTTATCTGGGTCATACGTCTTAGGCACAACTCTTTTTGTGTTTTCATCAACGTTGTAATTGCTAATGAACATCAAGTAGCCATCGCTTATAAACTTATTAAATACACAATACTCTTTCAATCCTGCACTATAAAGCACATCGCCCTTCTTCCAAGAGAATTTTTCCCAATCACGCATTTCCTTAGATGGGAAGATGATGCATTCTCCACCATCATACATTTTCCCATTTGGCTTGACCGAATGAGCATTAGTGTCTTCTGAAAAGAAGTATACTTTATCTTTGTGAACACCATTAAAACTAATATAGCCAAAAGTGTTACTATAAAATTTAAGTCCGACAGGCTTATCCTTTAGGATTTCCACTATATTAATCTCAGTTTCCATAACTAAACCAATTTTTGCGTTAAACAATACTGGTAGTAACTCATACTACCAACGTTTTTTTATATTCTTGGCAGCTCACCATCATAAGGAGTGACTTTCAAGCCATCAATGAAATCAGCATTCTCAATTGATACCTCGGTATCATGCTCATTCATAAACACCTTTTGCGCTGTCGTAGAATGGCTTTCAGCTCTAAGCTTACCGAGTGACCGCCAAACCTGCTTGCGATGAATAAACAATCCATGCAAAGGAATAGTTCTTACTTCTACTTTTGTTCCCATAACCATTAGCTTGCTTTATATAGATTGAACCATACCTTGTTGCTCTGCTTACTCTTATAAACATTACCTTTAAGGTCGAAATAAACTCGTTTCTTCTGATTGAACTTCTTTATCATTGGCTGATTATCTTTGTATGTCGTTACATCATACTCAACTAATGAAGAACCACGTTCATTGTTTGTTGGAGGATAACCTGATTCACGTATGAAACGTACCTCAAATTCTTTATTTCCAATTTCAAAATTTGCTGTAGCCATAACCTTAACCATTTAAAGATGATAATAACTATTTGATACCCTTGCGCCCAAATCGAAGCAGCCCACAGCATCCGGCTTTAAGAAGCGTTTCTCTAACTTCTCCAAAGCCACTTTATACTTCTGCTCCATGTGCTTGCAATGTAGTCTCTGAGCTAATTTAAGTTGCTCAACAACACCCTTGCGAGCAACTCTATATTGTTTATCGGACATCATAGCCTTATTCGTTCACATAGTTGATTACTTGCTCTTGACCTTGCTCATGCAAGTTATCGAAAGCGTCTTCTATAACTTTAGCTACTTGGTCGCCATTAAGGTTCTCCAGCATTTCGCTTACTACCTCTATCTGCTGGTCTGTTGCTAAAGAGCAAAACTTGTCAATAAGAAAACTCTTCTGTGCATGGACGAGCATATCATCGAATAAATCCGATACATCTACACTAACTTTATAATATGCCATAATTTGAAATTTTAAAAGTAATTAGTTGTACCACACATCATTTGGCATAAGAGCCAATTTCCATCCATACTCTAGTTCATACCTTAATATTTCAAGGTCGTGACTCATTACAGATGAAAGACCTACAAACTTATTTTCGTACTCCATATCCAAACCATTTAGTTACCATACTTGTAATGCAAATAATTAGCCTCTGAGCCGAAATAAAGCTCGGTATCGCTCATATTTGCCTCCATCAAGTCATTCTCTACATCTTTATAAGAAGGCACGCAATCCTTAACTCTTTGGCAGAACAAAGGATATTTTGAAGACACGTCTTCTCCGTCTTCATTATAGATATTAATCTTATCTACATTGTAATATGGATAAGAAGAAATATTCCCATATGAATGGATAACCTTTCTACTCTTAACGGACACCACGATTTCAGCAGGTTTGTTAATAGCATCAAACTCGCAAGTAAAATCATCAAGCTGCGCCTCAAAAGCCGCATCATTAAACTTTTCAGATAAGTTTTCAAAAAACTTTTTCATTTTCTTATTACAGTTTTTGTGGTGTGTCTCACCATTTTTAATTAGTAACCTTTATTTCTTAATTACGATGCAAAGATACAAAGAATATTCGAAATTTGCAATTATTTAATGTGTTTCTTATAACCTTTAACACTCTATAATAGTATGAACAAATAATTTGCTGACGTTAACACAAAAATCCCCACCACTACATTATTATATATAGTGATGGGGTAAACCCAAAAAGGTATTTTGCCTTTGGGCTATTTTTCTTCCTTATCTACGATTTCAACGAAATCTCCAATTCCCAAACGAGCCTTATTGATACATGATGCTATCCAACCTATCAGATAGGCAGATGGTTCTCCACCATGTTTCATTTCAATATTACCCTCGATAGCATCACAAGCGTGACTAGCCTCATGACAAATTACATTCATACGCATAGCCTTACTGCTACTGAATAAAACAAGAACGCACTTTCTTCCTGTTTCTCTTATGTGAAGTCCGTAATAAGTAAATCCATCACCATTTAAAAAATCGTACTTTTCAATATCCGTACCATCATTATTCAAGAATGCTTTCTTTGCATCCTCAAACTGCAACCCAACCCCAACACACAATAAGTGTGGGTAAATGGGCTGGTCGTATTCATAATATCCTTTCTTCTTCATACCTCATCGTTTTTATGTTTCTCCCACCCTGCTTTTGAAAAGGCATACCAAGTATCACAAATGTCAAGAGCGAGCATGTTGCCTTGGTTAATACAAAAATCGCTATCAAAGCCTTCGATATGAACATACATCAGTGCTATAGTATCATAAGGAACGCTACGACCTTCAAAACAAGGGTTTTTAAAATTCTTAGTCTTGTATAAACTTGTAACAATTGGCACTTGAAGAACGTCTGAAATATTCTTAGTGCTAATCTCTATCGACTTCTTAAACTTCTTCATATTCCCAACTATTTCTGTTTTAAAATAACGCGGACTGCGCTTGTTATGTGTAGAGTTTGTGTTATTTATAATGAGAGTTACATCCCTAGAAGAATTTTGCGGGCTGACATTCATCGATTAACTTGCGTGCTTCTTTAGCACACTCAGCCACGCATTTTTCGACTGCTTCTGTGATGTCTTGGATTTGCCCCTCACGCATATTGCCGTATTTATCGCAAGTATCGGCTATTATTTTGTAGAGAACACGATTTTGCAAAGCCTCCATATAGTCTACAAAATCCTTGCAAGTTTTGCGTCGGGGTTCTTGCACCCAATCAAGAAAGTCCTTCTTCCAGTCTTTCCATGTTTTGATTTTTATTACTATCATTGCTGTTTATATTTTTTATTTGTTGTTCTTGTGCCCTATATGATATTTGTTGCATATCCTACACCAATACACCGCCATACCTTGTGCCCGTAACTTCGGATTCTGATTCAGAAACTCCCAAGCATCATCCTCGCTTTCATAAGCTACCTTCGTCTTCCAAGATTGACCCTTTCTAACCCAATGCTCAGGATCTGGATGCAAATGACGAGGAATACATTTATTTCTTTTCTTCATAACTTCTTCAGAAATTTAAGTTGAAACCCTTCTGCCTTTTTTATTCCTGGGTATAGCTTCGTTAGAACCTCCCATGCTCTTGTCTTGTGCCGATGCCACATCGTAACCGGATGCACACGCTCACCACTTGGTAACACATAGAAATCTGCCTTAATGGTATCAATATGCTCATAGTTTGCAGCTTTATATATAGTTCCCTTGTTACCTATGGACGTATCGGCATAAGATATAAGGTACTTGATTTCCTTATGTGTTGCCCTAATATACTTATGCAAGAGAGATAGGCAAATCGTCTCGCTAAACTTTGGCATATCATCAGACAACCACATTCTGTCAAATTCCCTCACTTGATGGTAATCCAACACTTCGCCCTTTTCAGTCTTGATGTGCGGTCGGATTCCATACCCTATTTGCATTGCACCCCTTATCTTATCCTTATACAATACCAAAAGATTCAAGCAACTATTCTTCGTTACCTTGTGTGAAAAGTGATGAGGAACTATGATTGCATCAGCTTGCGTCTTATCGCACTCCATCAGCTTTATTCCCTTTTCCTTGCACTCGTAACCGATAACAAATCCGCAGAAGCCTAGCACTGGAGACTTGTTCAACTTTCTTCTTCTCATATCAATAATACCTCCAAAAATAACGTTTGAAATTGTCTAGCAAATGCTCTATACAAGCTTTGATTTCGCCTTCTCTCAAGAATCGGTTGCAAAAACCTATCAATTCATCACGTACCAACCCACGTTTTAAGGCTTCGTCTCTCATGACTCTTATAAGAGCATCCGTTGTCTCTTTATTCCCATTTCTTACAACAGAATCACATTGAATAATCATACACATACCGATAGTTTTAAAACAGACTTAATTGCCTACTCATGTTCTTTAATTCGTTATTGGCAAAATCGACTTGTCGCTGGTCTATCTCAAAACCTATATACTTTCTTTCAAGGTTTACGCAAGCTCTTGCCGTTGTACCGCTCCCCATGAATGGGTCTAGAACAACATCACCAACATTTGTCGAGTTTCTGATTAATGTCTCCATCAACTTTACAGGTTTTTCAGTCTGATTAATCAAACCATCCTTATCCTTGCGCTTGTTGGTTGGAATAGGAACACTCAGAATGTCAGATGTACCACATTCATTTATCGGTCTGTCACCACCTTTGCGTAGCATGATGATATACTCTTTCTGTGCCATATAATAGCGGCCACATATTTTTGCGCACTTATCCCATATTAAGCATTTGGTAAAATGGAACTCACTCTTTCCTACCACATCAAGAAAGTGCATTAAATTATAATCATTACACATAAGATAGCAATGCGACCTGTCCTTTAATATCCGGTACAAATCATTGATGTAGTCCGAAATATCAATATCGTTACTCTTGAATATTTTGCCCTTTCTTGTTTGAGATTCCGTCCAATATCCTCCCATACTCCCTGAGCCACCTCTAGACTGAACCGGATAAGCCACATCGGAACATACGAGGTCTATGCTATCACTATCAATCAGCTTTAAAAGCTTTCGACAATCACCTTGATAAATTCTATTTAACTCCAGCATATCCAAACATATCTTTTTGATTTAACATTTCTTCCTTAATTCTTCTTTGTGCCACCTTGAAATAATCCTCATCCAATTCAAAACCAAGGTAATTCCGATTTGTCCGCATACAAGCCAGAGCAGTACTTGCGCTGCCAATAAAGCCATCAAACACCAAATCTCCTTCGTTCGATGATTTCAAGATGCATTGCATAAGCAAGGGGATTGGCTTCTCGTTCTGATGTACCAATTTATCTGATGGAACTCTATCAAAGTCCCATACGTCCTCCAAACGCTTGCCGTTTATGGTTCGTCTGCCTTTATTCAAGTACAAGATTGGCTCGTAACATTGACCATATTGCGCATCTAAATCTCCAGCCGTATGGTTGTTCTTTCGCCAAATGAGCAAATTCTTAATGGTAAACCCTGCGTTCCTCGCTTGTTGCATAAAAAAGTCCAAGGTCTTGGCACTACAGAAGATATAAGCAGCACTATCATCCTTCAAAATCCGGTAGCATTCGCTCATATAATCAATAATCAATTGCTCATTATCGTCATTGAGTATTTCCTTCGAAAAACGATGGTTGTCTGCTCTCCATCCGGTCTTATAGGAGATACAATATGGTGGGTCAGTAACAATTAAATCTACTTTCCCGCTCTCTATTTGTTTCATTCCTTCTATGCAGTCGGAATTGTATATTCTATCAATTTCAAGCATATCAAATCTCTTTTATAGCGTTAACATAAGCTTCATGAGCCTCTTCTTGCGTATCAAAGCAACCTATATATATTTTCTTTTTACCTATCTGATACTGCGCTTGCCATTTTCTTACACTCTTATTCCAAGTCACACCCAAGTATTCGGAAGAGGTTTTCTTTGCTATAGCAGAATAAATCACATTGTATCTTGCGGTGCAATACTCCAAGTTGTCTACATCGTTATTCGTCTTATCGAAATCCTTATGATTCACCATTGGAAACGCTTCTGGATTCTCCAAGAAAGCCTGAGCTACCAAACGATGTATATAAAACATCTTGCGCTTTCCGTTCTTGTAAAGCCACACCTTCAGATAACCTTTTGGTGTCTTGCAAGGTGCGATTTCCTTTAATTGAGACGTTCTCCCAATAGTAAAAACATGTCCCAGCTTGCTAACATAATACCTTTCGTAATTCTTTATAGGCTTTATATCACCAAGAAACCTTGTTATACTTTTATCTTTCATTGTTACCTCCTTTTTCAAAGAAACTTGAATATATGGCTTGCGCCTCCTTTGTATCTAGCAAATCAATATCATTGTAAAACCTTCTGTACACAACGCACAGCCTTTCGTCATTTCCGGTGTCTCTTGCTTTAGCTATTTGCTGACAAGATTCCATGAGAAATGCACTTATCTTCTCGTAACTTCGCTTCTGTGTCTTCTTTAGCATATCCATGCTTACAAAGGTTTTGTAGTGGATGATATGCTTTTCTTGCTCGTATTCTGTGAGTATAAGCCCTTCCGGAATAGCAAATACCACTCTTCTTGTCTTGTCATCACTATAGAGCTGAACTGCACCCGTAAACGATGTATATATCTTTTGCAATATCTTGGCAATCGGTAAGTCTTTTTTCAAAAACCTTTCTGCAAATCTCTTCAGAAAATGAACGCTCATAGCAAAACAATCTTCGCTATACCCCTCGTTTCTACTCATAGGAATATACTCGTTGGTTTCCTTCAGATAAATGAACAAACCGGAAGCAAATACATCGCCATGTTTTACACCTACAACGATGAGATAATCGGCATTCGGTGTAGCAAGCTCAAAGGTCTTTGTTATTTGTCGTACGTTCTGCTTTCTCATTTCACGTTTAAGCTCATTAGCTTTTCGCATCTGAAACTCATAGATTCTTGTTTCATCTAAGTTTCGTACTCTACGCATCTCACCCGAAGTCATACTTGCTGTTATCATGCGCATTCCTCCTTTTTAATCTTTGACAACCAACAATCCCAGATTCTTGTAGCTACATTAGCCATCATAACAGGAGGAACACACATTCCGCAAGCAAACCAAGGTTTCATGCCATTAAAGTCATAATCCATCGGAAATGTTGATGCTAAAATCGTATCATGTGCTGAAAGATAACTTGGATTATCATAATACACAAGTCTATCCTCCATTGCTGATATGGTATTGCATACCTTGTTCTTTTTGAGAAACATGTTATTGAACATAGAAAGACGATTATCCATCCGCTTGACAATATCACCGATAGAATTATCTTTCTCATTTCTATGCTCCCAATACTTCATCATTCCTTTAGGAATTTGCCTTCCACAATAGTCAGAGAACTCATCCAAGACAATTTCTTTCTCGTTGAAGTCCATATCTATCTTAGGCACTCGCTCGAACAAATCCTTTTGAACCATAAACGGCTCGCAAAGGTCTTTACGTAACCCAATAAAGAATACCCTAGGTCTGTTTTGAGGAACACCCATGTTACGTGCATTGAGAAGCCAATGCTGCAAGATATATCCGGCATCATTCATCTGTCTATAAATCTCCTTTACGTACTCGATGGCTTCACCTTGTAATAAACCTTGAACATTCTCAAAAACTACTACCTTTGGCTTTAGTTCTTTAGCGAGGTCGATTGAGTAGAAAGCCAAATCGTCAAGCCTTTGCGCCTTCTGACCTTCTCGGAATACTTTTTCCTTTCCCCAAGCCTTTTGGCGGTCACCTGCAATACTGAATACCGAACAAGGGAAACTAGCATCCAATATATCCAAATTATGAAGCTCTTCTTTCATAATATGCCCCCCCCATATTGATATTGGTAATCAACTCACGAATATCACAATTGAAAGCGTACTTGACATCGTGATTTTTCAAGTACATCTTCATAACCTTTGGGTCTATCTCATTACAGGCTACAACATCATAGCCAGCTAGTTTGTAGCCAAAGGAACTTCCACCTCCACAACAAAAGCAAGACATCACCTTACCTTTGTCTTTTGTGAAATTAGCATCTTTTTTAGTCCATCTATAAGGGAACTTGTGCTCGTTTTTATACATTTATCTACCATAAAAAACAATCGTTAATAAAAACCGATGTATAAAAATAACCACAAGTAATATGGTTGTAAAAAAGGGACTTTACCCCTTGAATTTAGATTCTGTTTTCTTCGGCAATGCGTCTTAAATAATCATCCGCTGCGTTATCGTCTATTTTTGACTTAAGAGACATTCCTGTGTTATATCCTATCATTAAGGACACATTCTTGCTCTTTTTCTTGTTCTTTCCATATCGCCAGCTAAAAACCTTTCCTAGCCAAGCTATACCAACAATACCATCTGCTACAACTATTGTCGGCAACAAAACATATACTTTATATATCATCGCAATCTAATTGAGAGTTAAAAATATATCTATTCTGATTCAACCAAAGCTCCACGTAGTCAGCCTTGATTTTCAGAAATTCTTCGTATGTGTAGCATTTCTGCTGCTTACCACCTTTGTTCCAATAATAGGCAACTCCTCCCAAAGAAAAGAAGTCTATCAAGTCCATTTCCTTTCGCTCCGGTTCTTCACGCTTTTTCTTTTGCCTATATCTACTTACAGCAAGCAATATGAGACAAACGCAAAGCAACATGGAAACCAGTATCTCGAATATCAACCTTACGTCTTGCATATTATTTTAAACAAAAAACACGAAACTACCGATTGCAAAGTCAAAGGAATAGTGACTCGGACTGCCTTTCGGTATAGTCCATCGGGTTTCGTGTTTCTAATATCTTATCAATTTCTTAAATCGCCATTTTATCCTTTTTTGTTCTGCGCTTGCAAAGATAAATAATATTTCGCTAACTTGCAAGCGTTTTAGTGCTTTTAATACTTTATTTGCATTATTTTAAACTTATCCTTTTTTGAAGTTCATTCCAAACTCTTCTTCCGTTACCTCATACATTACATCACCACATGCTACTCTTTGCTTGTCTTTTGCCATCAGCAATAAGTTTCTATAAGGTATCTCTTTCACGACTTCTTGGTAAGATAAATGCAGACTATCCATAAAAGATGCAATCTGTCCTAAGAGTGTATCGTTACCTATGGTCGTGGTTTTGCTATCATCCTTGCCGCACTCTTCGCCAAAATTGATAGCGTCTGAAAATCCTTTATAGAGATTAAGGAATAAGCCGTTTGTAAGCCATTGACAACCTCTTCAAGCGTTCCTTTAGATAATTCATCACTAATGGATTCATCACCTTGTATGAATACGGACAACGCCTTGCAAGCATCATCCAAATTCTTAAGCATGCATAAGACTTCCGCTAAGGTCTTGCCCTCTTCGAAACTATCAAGGTATTTAGCCGCCTTGACCAATTTTATAATTGTAGGTGGTGAAACGTAATAAGCCCTTCCATTCACGATTATCGTTACGGTGTCCTCTCCAAGAATTGCATCCGTAATTAATTTACTTGCCTTACTCATGGTTCTGAATATTAAAAAAGGGGAACGGCATTAACACCATCCCCCTCTATCATTTGTTGCCTATGTCTTATTCTTGTTCTACAACCGCAGAGCCTTCCCATTGGTACTCGCCAGCCACACCATCGATCTCGCTTTCCATAGCAACGGCAGAAATACCCAAAGTGATATTCTTATCCTGCTGGTCACCCTTGGCAACGATAGCCGCATTTGAGAAAACGATGTAGTTCCCTGTCTTGGTCTGAGCAACGATACACTTGTTGATATTAGCCAAATCTTGGCTAGAAGACCAACCTACTGCATCTGCCTCCGTTGTAGTCTCTTCTCCAGTTGCCTTGTACATCTTACCACCCTGCAAGTCTACCTTATTCTTCCATGAAAAGACACCAATAGAGAATGTAATTGTCTTAGCACCCTCATCGGTCTTGTCACGATAGTAAACCTGTCCGTTCAGCTCGTTCTTGTACTCGGTAACACTAGGGTCATCCTGAGAATATCCCCATGTTCCCTCATGGCTGTTCTTAACCTCTGTAGCGGTTTTCAACCATGTAGCCAACTTAGCAGGTGTATTTGCCTCGGTAAGAGGAGCACCATACCAAATTCTCTTGATTCCAATAAATGGTTTCATCTTATCTTACGTTTAATGTTTCAAAATCAATAGTAATGTTTGCGTAATGGCAACTCAACCTACTCTCTTGCTCTATGCCGTGGGAACGGATAGAATAGCGATACCATACATCCTCAGCTTTTCCGACCTCATTGTCGGACAGGGTTTGAATAGCCTTCTTTAAAAGCTCGTTCAATTGAGGATTAGCCTCGCCCTCTATATCTTTGAGCAATATGTTTACCTCTATAGTACAATCGTTGAAATATGTCTTATCTGCACTCATGCGCTTAGGAATGATTACTATCATGCCTTCATCAGGAATCTTCTCACCGACCATAGGTCTTTCCCCTTCAAGTCCACCCTTTGTCAGATGGCCTTTCAGTCTTCGCTCCAATCCCATGAGTTCCAAGTCATCATAGATTACATGACCAGCATCTATTTCTGTTATCATCGCATATCCTCGATTTTCTTCTTGATATACTGAATACCCGAATCTATAACATCATACCCCCTAGAGGAAACATCAGACGCATATTCCGCTTTGTTGCCAAGGGTCAAGGTGTGGTCATGTACATTACTATAGTTAGACCTTCTGAGATTACCTGTGCGGTTTCGGTAGTTTCCGTTAGCCTTATCAAGCTCAACAGCAGTTTTACCTAACCTATCAAGAAATTCATCTACTTCCCTTTCTCCCTGTGCAAAGAAAGCGTCTATCTCATCCTTTATAACATCAGACATAGATACTCATATAACCAAGATAATTGCACTTAGGGGCATTATAGACCTTTCCACCTCCTCGGTAGCTTCCATCATCGGAATAGACCAGGACTTCATCACCTTCGGAAATCTGGCACTTGTCACAAACAATATGATATTTCGGTGTATATATGCTACCATTCTCGGTAGTGAAATGCTCGGTAGAGTTGTCATCGCACCGACAACGCACCATTTCTTTCCATACCTCAGAAGAGCTAATGACCTCGTTGTACTTGTTGACAACCTTATTCACGAACTTCTTCTTTAATATATGAGGGGAATATAACATAACCTAGACATTTACCAAATATCAGACTTATCCGTGATAGTGGAAAGCCCTAAAGCTGCCACCACTTCATTATCCGGAGCAACACCATATTTTCGGCAAAGCCACATATAGTATTGTCCTATCTTAGAGTAGTCCCAAGAGACAGAGAATCCATTTTCGTTCACATTGCTCATATATGGAGCAAGCATCAGTTCCTCGATTACGGAAATCATCGCCTTGCCTACAACCTGCGAATTATCAGACGTATATTCTTCGTCAAGGTCTATACCTGACGATATATCTTCCAATTGGGCATCGGTAATGTTCCAAGCACGCAACTTCTGTGAAATGTATTCTCTTATCTTCATGTGACATCCTTATTTCTGAGCCTGACTCATAGCCTCAGCGATTTTCTTTGCAGCCTCCTGCTCGCTCTTAGTCTTTTCGTCAAGTTCTTCTTCTACATTCTCCTTTTGGGAATTCTCTTCGGTTGACTCGGCAGCATCCTTTTTTGAGGTTTTCTCCTTTTTAGGCTTGCTCTCCTTTTTCTCCTTTAAGACTTCCTTCTTAGGTGTCTCTTCTGACTTCTTTTCTTCTTCCTTTATAGGATTTTCTTTTCCATCATTCAAGACTTCCTTTTTAGGAGTATCTTTAATTTCCTTATCGTCTTTTAGAGGTGCAGAATGGTTATCATCCTGCACCTCCAACATCTTGCAAAGCTTACGTTCGATAAGGGAGTTCATGCGTTCTTCGTCAAAGTCCAAGATTGCACCAACTTCATAGATGGTGTTAAAATGGAACTTATCACGGAACGGACTAATTACCTCACCTCTCATAAGCCTAACCTACCGCTTGTGTTGAGTCCAAAGAGTAGATGGCATCAACGTTATTCAAGATAGGAACAACCATTGCTTGTGAGCTAGTGAACTCACGGAGTGGGTCGTTAGTAGAATAACGGCTAGCCAAGATATACTCATCGGCTGACTGATAAGTAACACCTGCAACTGGTCTTGTAGCTTCGGCTACATTAGTCCAGAACAAATCACCAAGGTTATCATAGCATGTAAAGGTCATGTGACCCTTAGCCCAAGGGTTGTGTGTTCCCTTCTTGCCGTTAATCTCGGTCTTGATTGTACGGGCTACACGTACCAAGTTGGTCTGCCACTTATTTCTAAAGATAGACGCAATCTGCTCAAAGCTCAAAATAGGAATGTTGCTGTTATCCCCACTAAGTGCAATGCCTTGATTGAAGGCAAACTGAGCACGAACCTGCTTGTTCTTGCCAAGCAACTTGATCGTGTAATCATCAAGATAACAAGTAGTGATGGTGTTTTGGTCGTCCATCGCCTTGTCGTAAACCAATTGGATGTCATCAAGTGGGGTTGCATCCTCTGCGTCCCAAGCCTTAGCACCGTGACCGAACTTGTTCTTCTCGGCAAAACCTACATCAACTCGGACACCAGTACCACCGGAACGAGTCGCCAAAGCTACACCTGTTGACAGCTCACTGAGGAACATATCTTCAATACGCTCGTAAACCGCCTGAATACAACGAGGAAGGTCTGCAAACAAGTTACGCAAAATCTGTGGCTGAGGCAAACGTTGCGCAATCATGTTATCCAAATCCTTAAGCTGCTTCTCTGACATGTAAAGCTTCATACCAACCTTTGGGATTTGACCCTCAGCGGTTGAAACCTTGTCACGGCTCTTCAATGGAAGTTCCGCATCCATTGATACAACATCAGCAGCAACTCGTGTGTATTCCGCAGTAATTGATGCCCAGCGTCCGTCCTGACTATATGTGTTAGTCAAGTGGTCTCGGTACATATAGGTCAATGCAGTCTGATTCTTGCCGTTCAACTTCTCTACTACACTTGCAACAAGTTGTGGGAAGTATTTATTGACCAACTGAAAATAAAGTGATTTTTCCATCTGTTATCCTCCTTCTTTTAGTCTTTGTCCATGGTTGCATCAGACTCATCGAACTTGTTTGCATCCTCATCGCTAACCAAAGCAATCTTTGGCATAGCTGTAAGGAACGCATCCGGATAGTCTGCACCATTTGCAGCCTTAGCTGCTACCTTGTTAACTTGTCCAGCAGTCATAATTGCCGCTGGCTCACCGTTCAGAATGGAACGATAGAGAACACCCGCATACTTGTAATGCTCCAATGGGTCACTGGCAGTACCCAAAGCCTTATAATTGTCTGTTTCAATAGGCAATGGCTTGTAAGTTCCCTTACCATCTGTCACGATAACACGACCTGCGTAAAGAACTTCATCTTTTACGCCTGTCCAATCCAAAGCACGACCGCCCTTGATGTCGCCTTCCCATTTCTGGATAATGACGGAATCCTCACCAAAGACAATTTGCTTTTTTGTAGTCTTCAATTCCTGATTCATGTTTTTCAATTTTTAAAGTGACTGAACTAATGATGCGGCTACATTGTCAACGTCCTCCTTTGTTGGCTCGCCCTCGCTAGCACGATAGCTGCCCCCGAATTGTGGTTGTTGCAACGCCTTGTAGTTGTTCGCTACCTTGGAGAGGTATGTTTCGATAGCTTCATCTGTAGCATCATCGCTCAAGGTGAAACCCTCGTTGATACGACTTTCGGGAATGCCCAACTCCTTAGCCTTTGATAAAATCTTCGCATCGTGGTCTGCCTTTGCCTTTGCCTTTGCAGCAGCCTCTTCCTTAGCCTTAGCCTCCTCAGCTTGCTTTTGGATAGTTTCTTGCAATTCCTTAATGGTCTTGCTTTGCGCCTCCATCTGTTCGTTGTAAGTCTTGGCTTGGTCTGTGTTCTTCTGAGTCAAGGTCTCAACGAGTTTCTTGAACTCTTCACGTTCCTTGGTTCTTGCTTCATCTGAAGCTTTCTTCTCTGCTGCCTGCTCTTCAAAGTATTTTTTTAGATAATCCGGCATTTCGTTTTTCTTTGCCAATTCCTCCAAGCGTTTCTTTTCGGCTTCTTCAGCGGCTTTCTTGGCTTCTTCGTCAGCTTTCTTCTTAGCTTCTTCTTCAGCAGCCTTGCGTTCAGCATCTTCTTTAGCCTTCTGTGCCTCCTCGAACTTTTTCTTGGCATCGGTAACTCTGCGGTCATTGTCCTTTTGCAAGGACTCCAAAAAACTCTTTTGACTAGCAACCACTGTCTCGATGTTGTCATCAGTAACAAGCCCCATCTTATCAAGCATTTCGGCATGTGCCTGAAGAACTTCATCACCTAACCCAAGAGACTTATACTCTTGTTTTAGTAACTGGAAAATTTTATCTTTCATTCTTTCGATATATTTGTTAAAACTAGTGCAAAGATAATACGAAAAGAATAATTAACACACTAATCCATTTGCAAGTATCTCACTTTTGCTTAAAAGTGAGTAATAACGGCATTTTTAAGCGATTTAAGGCGATTTTATCACATAAACGAATAATTTTATAGCAACACAAAACAAAACACCTTATATAACAAAAAAAACGCCAAATATCCTCACGGACATCTGACGCTTGTCGAATAAAAAGAACCTAAACATTAATCTTCTAAAAGTTTATTACATTTCTCATATAACCCAAATGATTCAAATTAGAATAGAACCGTCCATCACGCTCTATGAATTTACCGGACTTCACAATCTCACCATTATGCAACATTGCAAACTTAGAACCATGAGCTGTCCATTTGTTCATTTCTTTCATATGTTCATCAGAACCCCAACCATATTTCTTGATAGTAGGATAAATGAAACGTTCAAAGCAAATTTGACTATCTGTTTTATCATGCTCGGAGCAAATCGGGAGCACTCCATTATGTGCGAACCAATAACCTGCCTTGTAGAATGGATGGCAGTTCTTGACACAGACAGAGCCATGAGTAGCAAATCTGAAATGTATGATTACATTCTCATTTATATCTCGCTTCATCAATCTACGGATAAATGTAGAGAAATGCAAACTCTTGTAATGGTCAGACTCGCTCACAAAACCGCAACCATCGGGATTTCTCATATACGCAGCCTTTAGTTCATCTACGGATGGCAAAGCAACACCTTTCGGACATACAATAATAACACACATATCTTTACCCTTTCTTTTTCTTAATAATACTTTGATTTCTTTGTGTCCTAGGGCTTTTACCCTAGGACTACATTAATTAATCGTTATTGGTTGCAAATGCATCCTTACGACTCTGGAAGAAAGCCTTCTCTTCTTTATTCAAGAAAGGTATATCTTCGATATTCATAACCTCACTAGCAAAGACATTACTGCGAGACCAACCGACAAGCTTTGCGCAGAACTTAACCCACATTTCAATCTTTTTGTAATTTGTTGAACCTTGATGCTGGCGAAATTCGATTGTCCTGTGACGTGTATAGCTCTCAGCATTGACCTTATAATATCTATCTCCATGAAAGACATCGAATCTAATATCTTGATTGCAGTGACAATTAGTGAAATCCTTGTCAAGCAAGCTGGCTGCCCAACGGCAATTACCTCTTCTTGAAGGAGCCATGAAACTATCAATCAATCTTTCAAGCTTCTGATAATTCTTGAAGACGTTAACATATTGCTCACCTGTCAACTTTGCTGCACCGATATGAACGTGAAGGCCACAAGTAGAATTTACTCTTGCACCTACGGCATCCAAAGACTTGATAGCCTTCTTTAAGGTTTCCATACCATTTATATTGCCATTCAATACCGGACTTACAACCTCGTTAGGGTCAACATCACCACCAACTGAAGAATCACTAACAATCTTGAAATAGCTCTTGTTATCGGTGTGGTTATAACCCTCAGAATGAATATCAACACCATTCTGACGACCTGCCTCTATCAAGGCATTGCGCTCGGCATGAACACATTCAATCTCAACACCGAATGTATAAACGAATCTCGTTGAAGTTGAACCGCTTGGTACATAGACCTTCAACATATCGGAGATTTCTTTCTCACGAAGACCGCAAGCCTTCAATGCAACAATCTTTTCGTTGCGAGGCATCTTTGACTTCTTGATTTCGTCAATAGTCTCAATTAATGACTTCTTTGAACTTGCGAATGAAAAACCAGTCTGCTTAGACATAATCAATTGTGCTAGTTGTTTCGGGTCTTACCCCTTGGTGTCGCTCTCACCTTATTGAGTGAAACTTGTCACTCGGCAAATCAACCAACTTATCTTGATTGACGATGCAAAGATACAAATAAGTTTCAAAGCTTGCAAGCTTTTTAATGTTTTTCTTTGTTTATTTAACTTACGCTAACTAATATACGCATCTTGTTAACAATTCAACTTTTTATATACCTTATTATATATAAAAAAGGCTTCGATGTTCACACACCAAAGCCTAAAAACTTCACTAACTAATTACCAATTTTATCAACTATCTTCTTAAATCATCACCAATATCTTCTTCTACTCCCAAATCCGGCAGTCTGTCATACGCTTTTTGGTCATCACCACCTTCAGACTTAACACCTAGCAGATAGCCATTCCGAAAAGCATAATAAACCACCTTTTCCATATCTTTAGCCGTTGCGTTATCTGTCAAATGCAGCGTGGCGTACAATCCCATCAAGAACTTCCGTACATCTTTTGGATATACCTTGTTGTTCTTTTCTAAAGCGACTGCCATTCTTAACGGACTTTTCATATTCTTCAATTTTTCGTTAAACCCTCTAATGAATCACAAAAAAGAGGCCATTCCGCTTGCTTCCCTAGTCCATAAGCTTATTCACAACTTTATTCACTCCATCTGTTTCCTACGTTACCCGTTGACAGATGTCCGAGATTCCAACAGAACAAACTTCACGGCTCTCTTCTTGTGTTTCATTGTGCCAACGGAAGGATTCGAACCTTCGACCCTAGGATTAAAAATCCTATGCTCTGCCACTGAGCTACGAAAGCGTAAAGGAATGATTGGATTTGCACCAACGCCCCCTTAGTTACCAAGCCAAGTGCTCTACTACTGAGCTACATTCCTCGCATTATGACAAAAGTTCTCGTGGTGCAAGAGAGATTCGAACTCACCGAACCCACAATGGGAATAGATTTACAATCTACCTTCTTTAACCGCTTGAATATCGCACCTTTTGTGGAACATATACCAATTCCACCTTGTTGCCCCAAGCGGATTCGAACCACTAATGACAGAACCAAAAACTGTAGTGTTGCCATTACACCATAGGGCAATTTTGTATGTACTGCATAAAGGATTCGAACCTTTGAATACCAGCGTGAAAAGCTGGCGACTTAACCACTTGTCTAATGCAGCAACTAGGGTCTCTCACCATAATAAGAGTTGCTTGTTATAGTCTAGCTGGACTGGGTAATGTTGAAACCATGCCGTAAACTCCTAAGTCTTGACTTATGGTAGAAGCGACCTCTCAGAAGGCCATCTGTTTCAAACACGATGCAAAGATAAGCATTTTTTCTTATACTTGCAAGTGTTTTAGTGTTTATTTATATTCTTTTGATAAATTTTACATCACTTACCCTTGTAGAGAATGCCACAAAGAGTTTCTACAAGTTTCTTTGCGTCATCACCTTTGATTTCGATAACATTTGAAATTCCATCAGGAGCATCATCGCCTTTCTGTTCCTTATCCAAACGCTTACGGAGAGCCAAATCTGGATTCTCAACCAAGATAGAGTCTAAAGCATAATTGCAAATGCGGCTTGCAAGTTCCTCGTTACCATTCGCATCACGCACAAACTCATTCTTGCCTTCAAGAATATCCATAATCTCGTTGTACTCTTCAGCATTCTCACAATTACGTGAAAGCATACCAATTACCTTGTAGCGGTCAATCTCAAAGCTGACCTTTAATTTGTCTTTATTCATTCTTTCTATCTTTTAAATAATTAAACATTATATCAAAAACCCCTTTCATAATAAAGTCCTCCCTTTACCTCATACCGGATAGCATCTGACTCTTTGCAAAGCTGACGGATTCGTATATACAAACGTTTGTCCAACTCTTCCTCAAACAAAAGAGACAATTCCTTCCAATTGTCAACAACAGGAGCAAACCAAGGATATTGCTTCTTTACAACTTGTAGCTCATCCAAGGTTACGTGTCCGTATTCTACCATATCATAGCATCTACGGAAGTCACGATTGTCTTTAGGAATATCCAAATCTTTCTTTCGTTTTACCCCCATCAATGCACTCCACATAGTCATTGAAGAGACACCTGTATCACAAGTGGCTATCCACTCTATCATTCTTTGCTTGTTCATCTTCTTTTATATTAATCACGCAAAGTCGCTTTATTAACTCTTCACATGCTTCTTTAGTTAAGATACATTTCTTGGAATCTTTAATGTCAGTAACCTTTTCACGAATAGCAGCATTCCTGTCGTACACTTCTTGTAGTTTTTTCTGAAACTCAATTACGTCTTCGTTGGTAAGTTTACCTTTCTTCTCAACAATCTTGTTTGTTATATTCTTATAAACACATTCGAGTTCAGTACATAAACGAGCTTCTAACTTCATCATTATTGCGTGTACAAAAGTATCATAAATTCTTTCCATCTTGTATTTCCTCCAAAAGTCTTTTGATTACCTCGTTATCTTTATTCTCAATGCGAGCCTTTAAGATACTCTTGAAAGCGGCATCCATTGCCTCGTATCTACTGGAATATTCCTTACCATCCGTATGACACAAGCCTTCCTCTACACACCATGATGTAGTTTGCCAACAGAACTTACCTTTCGAAATGTTTGTAACACAAATGCAGTAACCGAAATGCTCTAAAAGCCAATCTAACACCATATCATAGCTTGGAGCGGATATTGCCGGATGCTTACTATTCAACTTTAAGGCAGCAGAAAACTCAATATTGGATTTCTCCCACTCGGAATTTGAATAAGCGATATAACTGCCGTAATGCTCATTATATTTTCCACCCTTACGAATGCCACCCTTTGCTGTCCAAGGACTAGCATAAGCCCAAAATTCGGCTATCTTCTCATCGTAGCCAACCTCCTTTAGAAGCTTGGCTATCTCAAAAGGAACTACCTTTGGTTTTATCGTCTGCTTATTTGCCATTTTCCACCCTTTTTAAACTGAACCCGAATCAGACTTATCTAATTCATCAATTGCCTGTCTAAGCAAAGGAAGAACCTTATTCAAGTCTTCGAAATCCGGTACGACTTCATTCACTCGCAAGATTGCTAGACCTAGCAAACTCTTAATCTTTCTTCTGTCCATTGATCTCGGCTTGTTTCTCTAAGTCTTTTAAATCTACCTTCTCAAATCGAGGAACTAGCTTACCATCTACCTCAACATTACCAAAGAACATTTCCTTTGGTCGCACCCAAACTTCATGCTGTCCGCACACTGCTTGATACGCAACCTTTACCTCAGAAGTCTCGCTATCAGTAACCTCTCCAAGATACTCATAGAAATTACCCTTGTAGTGGCGGTAAATCGGCTTACAGAATCCACCATGCAGCCAATCGGCTTTGTCCTTGATTTCCACGTACTCCCTTACCGCATCACACTTGCTAGACTTACTCAATTCTTCTACCCAATCAAAGAAAGCTTGCTTGTCCTTGACCTCTTCACTTGATACCATAAAGAGATAAGTGCAAAGAAGCATCTTACCAGCATCGGTATCATATTTCTTATTCACCTCTTCAGCTAATTGCATCATAGGTGTATCTAAACGATAATTCCAACTCATAATCTATCCTTTCTTACTTTTAAGATTTTCCAAATCCTCTTTCAAACGTAGATGGAAATTATCTTCTCCATCATCACCGGAAAGAAGCCAGTCTATTCTTTGGGCATAAACCTGAGCCTTCTTCAGAAGCTCAATACCCTTCTTGAATTCCTTGATAGTCTCTTTAGATAAGCCATATCTGTTAGGCATCGTATGATGATGCTTTCTAACATACTTGTCTTCTTCCTCCTCTAGCCATCGGTCTTCGAGAAAGCATCTTTCATCTTCCTCATCCAATGGATGACCATCAACATAATCTTCTATCTTTGTGTATATGTCAGCAATCCTATACTGAGCATAATCAAAACGTCCACCACTCATAGTCTTTCAACTTCGAAAATTTGAACTTACTTCAACGCACTCAACCTTGCTTCTAGCTGTTGAATGATATTGTCTATTGTCTTTCCCCTATAGTCAATAGCAATGTCCTCCAAGACTTCAATCTGAGCTGCAATTTTAATTCTATCTCTTACTACTGTCATAATCAATCTTGTTTATCATGATGCGGTGCTTGCAAAGTTGTAATGAACAACATAAACATAACCGCCATACATTTTTCCAATAGTTACTTCAACGTAATCAAAGATGATGTCGCCATCCATCTTGTAAGAAACCAAAGGCCCAGTAGGGAATGCGTTGTGCTCTGTATAGTAACGATACACTTCTTGTGATAGTAACTGCTTGAATACATCAACCTCACCATCCTTTGAAAAAAACACCTTTAAACTCATCTTCATTGTCGATTGCAACAACTACTCCATGTTCTTTTCTTACACATACACCTTCGTTTGTACCACTTTGCTCATTATACAAGACTGGTAATGTGTAAACACCTCTCGATTCTTCCATATGCTTATTCTTAATTTGTATTTTATTTTATCCTTCCACTTTCTTGCATTGAGCTAAATCTATTGCATACGCCCAACGCGAACTTATCAATATCATGCCAGACTTCACCGCCTTCAAGGAAGGTAGGCTTTATATGGTTCATCTTTGCCACAAAGTACTTCATGTAAAATGTTTGACTTATATTCGTTAGTTATGGTCTCGCAGCTGCCAAAGCACCACAAATCCTTGGATTGCTCCTTGTGTAACCTTGATGACTTTATATAATAGCCATTGTTGACATCATAATGCTTACGTACCATGATATTGTCGTTTACCACTCCGACCTCATCATCCGTAATTACATAGAACATTCGACCATCACTAAACGCTTTCAAGCCTTTGTACACTCCATTAGAGACAACCATCTTTTCATAGCCATTCGTCTCCCAGTTGGCATAATCCCAGATGGTTTCCAAATCATCATCATTCAGAAGATTATTATCAATAATAACCTTGCCGATAACCTTGAATTTGCCATCTTGCATCATTGCCTCAACTACAAATTCATCGGCAGCGTTGAAATCGCTAATCTCTATGGGTCTCATAATACTTGTGCTTAATGTTCTCGTAAACCACCCTCTTTGCAGCCTTTGCTCTTCTGTTATTATCAGAAAAAACATCATCATACAAAGACATGTCTTCACTCTCAAAAGCCACATGCTCCCCTTTGTAGCAAGCATCAAAGCGGCATCCTTTTTCGGACTTAGCCGCAGTAAACTTTATCTTACCAAACTTAATCTGCATAAGCCCTATCCTAGAAAAAATATTAATGATACTATTTCAAGAGCAAACAAAAATGCTAATGCATTCTCAATTGTGAATACCTTTTTCATTGTTTCAATACAGTTTTACGTGTGTCTCACGCTCTAATTTATATTGTAAGGGGATTTATATCCCCTTTATTGTTCTTACTTTAAAACTCGATAAGTTTCGTAGAAATCGTGAAAACTCTTCAAGTAGCCTTTCTCTGTCAAAGAGTTTAAGATTTCTTTCAACTCATCCTTGGTATTATCCAAATCGAAATCATACAACTCAGCAAATGTAAAGTACTTGTTACCCCCAATTACATCAGCCATCACTTCGATATTGCCATAAACCATTGTTTCTTTCTTACTCAATCTAGTATTCATAACGAATCACAGTTTTTAAGGTGTGTCTCACCTTTTTAAAATTAGTAACCTTGTTTCTTAATTACAATGCAAAGATACAAAGAATATTTGAAATGTGCAAATTATTTAATGCATTTCTTTTATCTTTTAACGCTTATTATACGCTTAGATGCAAAATTAACTTTCTGTAGCAGAAAAAGCCAAAGAATCCACCATTTCGTTATACATATTACCTCTATGAGCCTTTACCCAATGGTATCTTATCGTCTTGTCTTTCGCTACCTTATTATATATAGGTTGCAAATCTCCTAACTTGCATGCCTGTATTCTCTCTATAGCTACTTGGCAATCCACATATACATCAACAGAACATGAAAGAGGGCAATCACCCAATGCATGAATAACCGCCCTTATTTCGGCTCTCACCGAATCGTTCACTTTAGCTGTGATAAAAGGATATTTCCCACTTTTGATAATAACTCCCTTATGAAGCACAAGCCAGCCACAACCACACTTTTCTTTCTTACTAGAACCATCGGCATACACCTCGTAGCGCACACCTTTTGCTTCATCAGCAATCATCTGAGCAACAACCTCCAAAGAGTCATTGCTCATCACCTTGGCTATTTGCTTGGCTTTCTTCTTCATAAACGATTAAATCAAACCTCGTTCCTTGAACTCATTCATCAATGGTGTTGCCAAGACCTCAATATCTGGATGAGGCTTTCCGGTCGTACCAAGGCTTCTCAGCTCGAAGAAATGCTTCCAATCGCTCACAAATGCGGTATGAATCAATTCCGTGTTGGTATCAAGAGGAAGTATTGTTCTCGCATCCTGTGGCTTAAGACCATCATCCTTGACCAAAGACAAATACATCATTTCGCATACTCTATTAGCAAACCACCATTTTTCTACCGGACTCCAATGTTCATAACTACCGATGTTCTTTGATAGGTCAACAAATGTTCCACCATCAAAAGACAATGGTTTAACCGCATCATTTTCGCTAACCCACTTTGGCTTGTTGATAGCAATCTCGCCTCCGAACTTATCTTTACTATAGTTGCAATATCGGGTGCTTTGTTCCGCTACGGAATCTACACGATGTCTGTTAGCCTCTCTACTTACCGCAATCTGAGTAGTAAAACGGACTGTTATTCGCTTCTCATGCCATTCCGTAGGCTCGCAAATATAGTCCAAATCCTCAAACCAGTTATTTTCAACTATCACTCTGTAGTTGGTTGTGATATAGTAGTCACTGCCAATCTGCATCACCTTTGAATATTTGTTCTCACGATAGTGCTTGACCAATAAAGACTCCGGTACAAAAAATCCTTCTTCATAGGCAACATGGAGGTAAATCGTTCCATGCTCACACATGGCAAGATGATTACTGCTTACCATACGCTCAACGAAAGGCTTTGCGCTGTCTTTATCAATCTTCATACTTGACGCATAACATGTACGACCGCACAACTCTATCTGTTTATAAACTCCATCCATGCCCTCACCTTGGGATAGGATTTCATATCTCGGTTCTAATATCTTCATGTCCTTATAAGTTTTGAAATTCGACCACAAAGATAACTATTATTTTCCACTCTACCAAAAATTAACACTCAGTTTAACAACACTTATCTATATTGTGAAAAACAAAAACTTTCACCCCCAAAAAGAGGAGAGTGCATCACGCATTCCCCTCTTACTTTAACATGGCACAAATTAAGTTTACAATCTACTCATCTTATCTTTCAATTCGTGTATATCATTGAATGCTTGCAACATAGGCTTATGCCAACGCTCTTGTCGCTCATCAATCGACTGCAAGTACATTAAGCTTTGTGCAAGGATAGTCCTACCCTCATCAACAGCTAACCAAATGTTACCTACATTACCCATTATAGTATTCACGCTAGCTGTTAGTAAGCTACCCTCTGCGCCACCATCACGAGCCGCAATAGCATCCAACTTGGTATTTATGAGCTTTGTTTCCTCATACGTTCCCTCTGTTGCAATTTGTACCGCAGTGAAACGACCATTCAACTCTTCTCCAGTATCTTGGCTCATTGATTCAAAAGAACCGGAAGAAGCAGACTGCTCGTAAGATTGCTTGTAGCCCGTTATTTCGGCTACTTCATCTCTAATCTTCAGTCCTTCTTGAACCATTTCATCATACTTTCCCTTCAAGGCAGTTATATCTGTCTTTGACAATTTACCACCATTTGCCTCAGCTCGTTCCGCCCATTCGTCATAGAATGCTTGCATATCATTTCCCAACAAATCATCCACCTTAGCTTTCAGAACGGCTTGCATAAGCATCTTGGAGAAATTATCAGAGAAGTCTTGAGCAGAGGAATTCATATCCATCAAAGTATCTATAAACTCGCTCTTCAAACTATCAAAAGATATTTGCGTCAAGCTTTCTGCAAGGTCATCAGCAATTTCCTCTAATGTTCCAGCCTCAGCCGCATAGTCTTTCAACTTTTCAAGAACTCTACCTCCATAGCCACCCTTACCTGTATTCTTGATAGCCTCAACCATATCTGGATTCTGCAAAATGGCAGCTGCTTCATCAGCAGATTGCAAGTCGTTAAGATTACCATTCCATTGTCTGCCTATTGCATCGGACACCTTTTTGATTTGCTCTTGCGAAAATCCTCGGAAATAAGCGTTAAAACTGTGATGAGAGCCATGATAACCCATTTGCGCCTCCATGATACTCTTTAAATTTTGTTCTTTCTCCTTTTGGAGGTTTTCGGCTTTTTTAGCATCCTCTACGGCTTTAATACCACTATTCTTGTCTATGGAGTCTCGTAACTTGTCTATAGCATCCGTCAAGATTTCATTTCTATCCGTCAATTTATCTATAGTCCGGTTTACTTCTTTTGCGTTTCCACTAACTCCAAACAAACTATTGAAGCCACCAAACGATATTGTATTGAGAATATTGCCAATACCGCTTACCAAAGACCCTCCTATCTGTGTAATAAAATCACCACTTAGGATATTCTTCAATATACCATTGACCGCATTCAGAACTGTATCAATCAAGCTGCTAATCAATGTTCCGATACCATCCTTCAAAACATCAAGTATCTTCAAAATGGCAGCAACAATTTGGCCTATAAGTCCGGCTTTTGACAATCCTTCGCCAAGCGCATCACCTGCTTCCTTACCAGCTTTTGCGGCTGCGTCTCCGGCTTCCTTCCCCATATCCTTCAGACCATCAGCTGCATTCTTAGCCTCGTCCAAAGCTTTTAATCCGTCAATTCCACCTTTAAGCTGGTCGAAGCTATCCCAAAGAGATGCCAAATCGGATAGTCCAGAAGTAGAAAGGAACTCATGGATAGCAGAAATCGGTTGTGTCACATTCTGTGTCGTTTGAGCCAACTTCTGACCACTAGTACGAACTTTTGTGTTAGCCGTAACAATCTTCTTTCCGGACTCCGCTAACTGACCTTGAACTTTATTCAATTCTTCTTGTAGCCTTGTTTGCTCTGCAACATTGCCCGACTTTTTCGCATTCGCTATCTGATTTTGTAAATCCTTAATGCGAGGTATAAGCAGGGTTTCCGTTTTCGTATATTCCTCTTGAGCAATTTTCGCATTCTTCAGAGCCTCTTGATAAGCTACAACGTCCCTTGCAAGGTCTTTCCAACCCAAATCACTTGTATTGCCAATCGAATTACGGATATTCTGCATAGCATCAACGATACTCTTCTGCTGGTCTGCTCCCAAATTTTGAAACTTATCCGTACCTACGAACTTATCCAGATCTGCTAATAAAGGAACAAGCGCATCCTTCATAATGCCACCAACATTTCCGAAGACTTGATACCAATCTATCTTCTGCATAATAGCACTAGCCTCAACCGAATCCGTCTCTTTCTTCTGCTCTTCTTTCAAAGACTTTATCTTCCATTGCTTGCTTGAGTCCGAATCCGTAGAGTTTTCAACCTCGCTAATCCTCTTAGCATAATCGGCAGCAATAGCTAACTTCTGCTCCTGGAATGTGCCATAAGTCTTCAGATAATCGTACATGCTTTGCGCTTCTTTAGCAAGCACATCCTCATTCTGCTTTACAGCCTTATCCCGAATTGCATTCATCTGATTAGCAACGTTCATGCCTATGGTCATATTCATGCCATTGACCTTAACCGGATTACCCTTGCTATCCTTCATGGTTTCATTCAAAACCTCATTCTTATACTCTTCATCGGTTTTGCTCTGTTTCCACATATTAGCCTTACGACCCTTGCCGGAATTAACCCAAACAGCTTGGTCACGTTTTTTTCTAGCCTCAACCAATTTGTCTATACCTTCTTCTACCGCCTTTCTCTCCTTGTCGGCATTCTCTGTTATCTGAGCCAATTCCTTGCTATAACCCTCATTCATCGCATTGATGCGATTCTTAGTCATATCTTGGATAGCTTTCTCCGAATAGGATGAAATAGACTTGGAATAGTCCTCCTCAGCCTTCTTGCGTTCATACGCTCTTGCTTGTGGGTCATCCGCTGTACCTGTTTTCTTTGGAGTAGTATGGGTTGTATTTGATTTTGTTGTTGTACTACTCTTTGGTGTACGTGATTGAATTATAGATTTCGCCATTGCGACATCCGTTTGGTTTTCCGTTCTTGACCTAAACTTACCTCCTGAACGTGTTACCAACTTATGCCCAGTTTTCTTTTCGTGATTTTCCTGTTGTAAAATATCCGCCTCTCTCCTTGAAATTAAATTTCGCAACTCCTTCGTTGTCATAGATTTCATCCAATTTGGAATTTCCGAATCATCATAATGAATTTTTAAATTCAACCCGTATTCTTTATTCCATAAATTGATAAGATTATCAGTTTGCTCTACCAATTCTTGGATTGATTGCTTGTTCTTGTTTACTATCCAACGAGCCTTTGCTTGGGAGTTATTCCAATCAACAGTCGCTGTGCTTCCTTTATATATTGCGTCCTCTGCCTTTTTGTAACTTTCATTCAAAGAGTTTATACTATCTATATGCTTTAATATCGAACTTCGCAAACTTGCCATCACGAAACTATTGTACCCCATCTTCTTACCCCATTCCTCAAAAGGAACTAACAGGTTGCGAAGAGCAGCATCGTATTCTTGTGCGGCATTAGCATATTCCAATGTTCCTTTCTTTGCGGAATCCATTTTCTGCCTTAAAGAGTCTATCTTAGTCAACACATCATCAGAAACAAGGGAATTAAACATCATCTGTACAGCTGATATGTCTTCTTTATCAATATGTTGTCCAAAATCAAGCCAACTACCACCTAGTGAATCGGAAAAATCCTTATCTAGGTTTTTCCTTGCTTCCTCATATTGAGAAGATATAGACATCAAAGCGTTAGCTTTTTCTCGTTCAGCATTTTCTAATTGTAAAGAAGCAATAAAAGCGTCATGCTTATTTTTCAACGTTTCCAAATTATCCTTTTCATTGTCGCATTTTATTCCATATTGTTCATATACCTCAATAAGTTCATCTTTTGCTTTTTTATGCGCATCAGTACTTTCATTTGTATTCCTTAACACATTCATCAATGTTTCAACCTTTTTACTGGTCAAACTTGTTGTTTCCCCAAAATGTGTTGTATCTGCCGATATTTCTTCAGTCTCGTCTCCAAACATAGAAAATACGGAATACAAAGTTGTTCCCAGTGTTATCAATGCACCTATTGGATTAGCAGCCATTGCCGCCCATAAACTCTTTAAGGCATTTCCACTACTTCTTACCGCACTAGAAAAAAGATTAACTACCGTAGTCGTATATTTTGTACCTGCTGCATAAAGCGCATTTTTGATAGTGGCTGTTGTGGTCGCCAATATCCCAGCTTTCTTTGCAGTGGTATTAGAAGTTTGAGAAATGGTATTTATATTATTTTGTATCGTAGACTGTTGCTTACTCAAATTCTCCTTTGTTTGAGCAATCGTCTTACGTTCGCTTTCAATGGTCGAAATCTTTGTTTGAGCAGCATTCACTTGTTTCGTTGCCGTTTCCAAACGTTCTTTTGCTTCTAGCGCATTCACGGCATTACCCTCTGCATCAAAAGCCAAGTTTGCGCCACCAGCAGTTTCCTCAACCAATTTTTGAGCCTCAGCAAAGGCATCTTGGGCATCTTGTAAATCATTCAAAGCTGATGTATATTGTCTAGCCAACTCTACATCCCTATCATCAAGATTTGATATTTTCTCCGTAGTAGTCTTCAAATCATCTTTAAGAGACTCTATTTTTTGTTGACGAAGTTCCTCTGTCTTTCTTTTTTCTTCATCAAGTTCTATCTGGCTTTGTGCTGTTGCTTGTTGTTGAGCTTGTAAGAGTTCACGTTTCATCTCTAACTGGGAACGCATTTCTGCCGTAATAACACCCTCTTGTTCAGCAGCATCTAATCTTGCCTTTACAAAATCATCGGACACAGCGGTATCTCCAACAACACTTGCCAAGTCTTGTTGTTTATTTACTCGCTCTTGCTTTTTATCCTTACCCAACGACTTATAGTTTGATTTCTCAAGGTCTTGCAAACGCTTAATTTCAGCATCAATTCCCTTCATCATATCATCGGCTTGCTGAGCCTCTTCTGCCTTACGGATAGAAGCAGCCGCCATTAATGATGCACGATAACTGCCAACGGCAACGACCGCAACTCCAATTACTTTAATGACTTCTTGCCAATTCTCTACCATAGCAGAAATAATTGACAATCCACTAGAGAACACGCCCTCGGATTTTTTGCCGATTTCGTTAAACGCTTGCTGGATGGAATCGCCAATGTTACTCCACTGACCCTCCAATGTCTTTGATTGTTGCTCCATCAAGCCTCCGAAACGACCGCCAGCTTGCGTCATATTAGCGATAGCCTCCTTGAAGATGTCTGATGTGACTTTTCCCTTAGAAACAGACTCTTGAACCTCAGTTGTGTTTTGGTGTAAGATTTTACCCAATTCTTCTGCTAATGGAACACCTCTACCCATGAACTGACGCAAATCCATTGTAAACATTCTTCCTTGCGAAACGGTCGTTCCGTAAAGATAAACAAGTTCTCCAAGCGGAATGTTCAAGCCCGAAGCAATGTCACCTAGCTGAACAAGAGTTTTATTAACATCTTTCGCTTCCGTTCCGTATGCCAAAAGTTGTTTTGCTCCGCTCGTAATACTGGACATGTCAAAAGGCGTATGAGCTGCCGTTTGGATAAGTTCATCCATCAATTGTTTAGACTTATCCGCACTACCAAGCATGGTATTGAAAGATATTTCAAGTTGTTGGAATTGAGAACGAGTATTAAAGATACTACCTGCCAGTTGCTCAAATCCTAAACCACCAAGTAATGTTGCCGAAAGCATGTGAGCATCACCCGTTACCCTTTGAAACAAGCTAGACATGCCCTCTCCGGCAGTTGGAGCGGACTTCATACGTTCTATCATTTGGCTCATGCTATCGGTCAACATATTTGTTGCCTCTTTTGCCGGATTTGCTGAACCTGCATACAAAACATACTCATTCCGCATATTCTCCAAGGTCTGACGAGCACCGACAGCACCCCCTTCTAAGTTCTTCAACTGAGCTGTTTGACCTGCCAAAGAGCCTTTCAAATAGTCAATATTCTTCTGTAAAGAATCTATGGATGACTTATCCGTTGTAACTCCTAGAGTTAATCTCTTGTTCGTGATTTGCTGTTGGATTTTCTCTATTCGGTCTTTGGTAGCTTGCATTTGAAGTTCATAGCGATAAACTTCCCTTGCGGCTGCTTGCATCTTCTTATTAAACTCGGAAGACATCACGTAAGCGGCTCTTGAAGCAGCTTGTGTCAAGTCCTTTAAGCGATTGCTAGCATCCGCATATTTTTCCGTCAAATCCGCAACAATAGCTGGGTCGGTTGACTTATTGGTCTTCAACAACTCAGCCCTCAACTTTTCACACTCGGAACGAAGTTTCGTAACCTCCTCAAAATTTGCTTTGACATCGAATCTTAATTCTGCCATATTTTATAATTTTATTGGCAAAATTAGCTAATATTCAAAGGAATAACGAAAGAATTAATGTGTGCTATTTCACAAAAAATTTAAGTGCAAAGATTAAGGTTGGGTACAAAAAAAAGAGCCTTCCACATTCACATGCAGAAGGCTCTGAGTTCTTTATCTATTGCAACAATGAAGCCACACGCCTAAAAGGTAGCGGCTACCAAATCTTTTTTTATTTCATTCATGCAATGCGCCAAACGTTCATAAGTTTTCTCGCCAGCTTGCTTTATGCCTTTACTATACTGACGCATCAATGAAGGATTGACACCTGCTCGTTTTGCAATCTCTGACACATTGAGGAAAGAGAAATAATTAAAGAAAGATTGCAAGTCATACTTGTATTCAAATTCAACGTCAGGAAACACTTCTCCATTCTCTTTTGCATCCACTTTTGCCAACGCCAAACAATCCATTAAATCTTGCTTCGCAGCGGCAACAGTTTCTCCACAAGAGTTTAAACCAACCTTACCTATGCCATCTTCGGTATGACACCAAAAAGACCCATCCTTGGCTTGTTCTACAATAACTTTAATCTTCTTCATATATATATTCGTTTATCTTCTCAATAAAAAAGAGTCCTTTAAGCAATGAAGAGAGAAAGGTGGGGATTACTCCCCAACCAATTCTCTTAGAATACTATGAGCGGTGCCTGTGGCGACCTCTCTAGCGTGTCTTGGCACGAATTGAGACTTTCCCGTTTTAGGATTAGTCCATTTTTCATGTCCCGAACCTTGTCGAGACAGGAAGCATCCCGCTTCTCTCAGTCTCTTAATCAATTCGCTTTTCTTCATTGTTACAAGAACTCTTTTGTCCTTAAGACAATGCAAAGATATAACATATTTGTTATACAACCAAATTTTATGGTAACATTTTTGTTATATTAACCACAATTAACAAAAAGAGCCACCCCAAAGGATGGCTCTCCATACTGTACTATACTTTACTATACCATACTGCACTTTACCCTACTACACTAGACTTCACCGCACTCCACTACACTTCACACCACTTTTCTGTTGTACACTGCACTTCATTTAATGACTTCTAGCTTATAAAGCTATTGCCTTATGTATAAACGTAGCTACCAATATCGCTAATGTAGAGAATGCAATATGGAAGCTACAAAACCATTTCTGATTTCGTTTGCAAAGGTAAGCATAATTTCTGAAACACGCAAACTATTTAGTGTATTTCTTTGTTCTTTTGAACTTTATTTTCTTTTAGAAACCTATTTTAAAGATTACGCTATATTAAAATAGAACCATCATTTTAAATAAATCCAATTTGTAGTGATGTTACTAAACGTATAACTTTGCTTTTTTGCCTTTTGCGGTTCTTTGTCAAAGTCTGCCGTAACAAACAAATGCGTTCCGTATAATTCCATATTCATTGCTTTTGTTCTCTCATCGCCCTTATCTTCTTCCAATGGAGAAACTTTAGCCAATTCGCTATCAAAAGCATAAAGTTTAAAGAATAAGTCTCCTTTCTGTTTAGAATATTGCACCAATGCGCCATAAGGCTTTTTCACAAGAACAATAGCATTATTCAACTCCCTGTATTCATTACTACAGGTTTCTACGATTTTTTGCTGTTCTTCATTAGCATTTACACGCATCTTTTCCAAATGTTTTCCTAATGAGACATATACGCTATCTAAAATCTTATATGCGCCATACTTATCATAGAAGGCATATCGAAAAGAAACGGCATCCTCGAAATCGGAGCAAGGAACGATTTCGTTCTTTGTGTTCATAGCCTTTTTATTCGTTATAGCCGAGTTCCAATTGATTATAAAATCCGTTACTACGAAATCCAAAGAATATATTAATCTGTTGCTATTGAAGCGATAATCAGACAACGCCTTCTTGTAATTAGCCATTTTTTCTGCCTTAACTTGGTTAGAATGATACACATAGCCACCAATGCCGCCACCTAGCACAACGATAGCTGCGATGATGGCAATAATCAATTTCTTCTTCATAACTTCAATATTTTACAATATGTTTATATTATTTCCTTATTTACCTCTTAGACCCACAAGCACTTTTGCGCTAATTTCCAACGACTTGTATTTTTATTACATAAGTATTGTTATTTTACTTTTCGGCTTCATTGTACTCATAATCCCAGAGGAATAACTTGCCTTTGACGTTTCTAATCGGCTCATCGAACAATTTAGCATTCTTCAAGAACCAATGATATTGGAAATCTTCAGCAAACGCATCCGGATAAGCCTCATGAAATTGAATATCATCCAATTCTACACTGCCGATAATGGCTGACGTTGGTAAATCTTTGAAGTCTGGAATAACAATACCATGCTCTTGGCAATATTTCTTCATTGCGCTCTCCTGCCATCCGTCAAGTTTTTCAGGTTTGGCTTGGCTAGCATGAATAAGGAAACGACCACGGAACTTTCTATTCCAGGTTCTGTTTTCAATGGTCTTGCAGCCGATAGCGATTAACCAAGCATACGGCTGGCGAATTGATAATACTTTCATAAGCTCATTGTTTTGTTGTTTACATTCGCAAAGGTAATAAAAACCTTTGAAAAATGCAAGAAAACTCTAATTTATTTTCATATTTTCTAAAAATAATCTTGAAATAGCTTGCATCCTAAAGGCGGTAAGAGGTTAGATCCTCTTCCGTCTTTTCTTTCTGATTCTGTCCCAATCCGGTTTAAGCACATCCATAGAGCCGACCATCGCCTTGTACTTGTCGCAAAGTTCACCCTCGTTCATAGAGGAACTGAAAGTGTACATCTTGTATCGTTCATGCTCAGGAACATATAATCCTACCATCAAGGAACGGACTCCATCTACCTCCTGCTCTGGTGCTATCAATACAAGCCCTTCGTTCATGCTTTCCAACTTGAAAATCTTTGAGGTGACAACCTCATAATAATCTAATATATCCATATTCTTATCTCCTATAATTAGTTTGTACGCTCAACTATCTCAATATACTGGATAGAGTTGCAATCTATGTATTTACGTGTGAATACTACAGTATTCCCACTCCCAATCATAAGTGTTCTGTTCTTTGTATTGCAATTGAAAGAGGTTTCACCACCAACACTATTGAAGTCGAAACTTATCTTTGCTCCACCTACCAAGTTGATATTTCCTCTAAGACCTTTATCCTGGGCTTCGCCCAATATCACATTCACATGACCTGCATCCATATTCTCCTATAATTAATTGTTAAACACCTTCTCTAATAAAGATACGTATGATAGAGTCACTATCAATGTAATCTCTGTTTCCGTTCTCACCAAGTATAGTTATCAAATGCTTTTTTTTGTTATAAAGAACATCGGCAGTAAAATCAAATAACTTTGATTTGCTAAAGTTTGCATGAGTTAACTGCCCATTAGAGAGTGAAATACCTGCAATGCAACCGCACTCCTTTGCATCATCTAAGATGTCTTTGATAATCTTAATATCCATAGTCTTATTACTTTACTTCTCGTTCTACAATATCGAAATTATCCCACGTCTCTCCTTCGCTGTCTGAGATATGAAAGAAAGAATCTGAGATATTGTATAGATAATCATCGCAATTCAAAACTCGCTTGTAATTCTCCAAAGTGTTCATCCCTTTGTGTCCTATCGCTTTTCTTGCCTTATCTATGGTAGAGAAGACTTCTGCATCAACCTCCACAGCTTCACCCAACCCATGTTGGTATGAAGAAATTACTACATATACTTTCATCGCTTAAACCTCCTTATTTATTATGCTACCTTAGATAACGTTTCTTTGTCAATCTCAATCCATTGGCAAGCATCCTTGCGGAAGAAGATGTCCGAATCGAACCGCTTGCCATCCACGATAATGTGGCTACTTTTGCATTCGAACTTATGGTTTCGGGTTAGTGGTATTAAAAGGTACGTATTGCACTCATTCTTGTCGTACACTATCGTCAAATCCGTGCCGATAACTTGTGATACCACCTTGCGTTCATCTGAGCTTAAAACGCCAATCTTGCCATCATGCTTAACGTAAAGAGCATCCATCAAATTCTTATTCATATCTCTTAAATGTTTAATATTCAAAGTCCGGTGCAGTTTAGCGTGTACCTCACGAAATCTATTACAAGTCACACTCGTATGAGTATTGCTTTTTCAGCTTGTTCAATGCATTCTCGGTAACGTAGTAGATGTTATCGAAATACTCGCTTTTCTTGATGCTTCGGCTTTCCTTCAGCTCTACCTTGTGATTGAATGTCACTTCGTAGCGGTTTGCGATGCTTGTAATCAAGAAATCGACCTCACGCTTATGTCTGTCCAGTTCGGTCTCTTTATACTCACCACGCTTGATAAATGCGTCCTTGTTCGTCTCTTCGATGGTTGCAACCATGTTGCCTTGCATCACGATAATCTTTGCGTTCATATCTAGTTTCTTTTTAAATCGTTAGAAATCTGTTATGCAACTCTCATAAGGTTTGCCTTCTTGAAGCAACGCCATTCTTCTTTCTCGGTATCAAAGTACACTTGGCAAGTATCATTCATCTTGCGACCAGCACCCTGTATAGTTGGGATAACCTTCTCGCTCAATGTGCCGAATGCCTCACGCAAACTGCCATCAACCTTCTGGAAGTAGAACTTCACGATGCGCTTCTTCATCTGACCCTTCAGCTTGATGTTCATCCAAGCGACCTTTAAAGCCTCGCTCATTGTGTAGCCATTCTTCTTGATGAACTGCCAAGCAAGCTTCATTACCTCACTCAATGTATTTCTTAATGTAGTAGCCATAATCACTATACCGTTTTACGAGTGCCGACTCGGCTGCATAACAGCAATTAATAGTTAAACTTTAAAGCCTTTATCTCTTAAAGACATTGCAAAGGTAAGTAATTTTTGTATAATCACCAAATATTTTGAGAGAAAAATCAACATATTACTTTATTTTTAACCTTTATTATCTAACTATTACTTACTTTTTACAGCTTTTAGCACATTATTACTTTATTTCTTTGTATCTTTGCACCTAAATAATCAAAATATTACTTTATGATAAAAAGCAACATTAAAAGCGAATACCTTATTAATATAAGTAAGCGCATTAAGTATTATCTAGATTTACGCCAAATGAAGGCTAAATCATTAGCAGATGCAATAGGAGTTACCGCTAATGCCATTTCACTTATAGTAAATGGCAAAACAACTCCCAGTATAGATTCATTACATCAAATTGCTATTGCATTAAATATAGAGGATTGGCAACTTCTTACAGATGAGCAATTGCAAAAGGTTCAACTAGAGCAGCCATCCGTTCCGCAGTCTCCGGCTATCATCTGCCCTCATTGTGGCAAGCCTATCGAACTGGAAATTAATGCAAAGGAGGGGAAATGATATTCCTCTCCTTTTACTCTTCTATTCTTTCTCCTTCAAAAAGCCTATACCTGCATGAATATTACCCAACTTATACCAAGACTGGTCTAAAGTCATAACATAACTACTGAAGGATTCTTCCTCAATATCAAGGGTGAAGTCTTCATCTACATCAGGCTCTCCGTGTCTTACATATCCCTTATTCGGGGTGTATAGCAATCTATGATATGAGCCACTCTCACAAATATAAAGTCCGCTATTACGCCAATCGGAACTCCAAAATTCCGGTTTATTCACGTAACAAAGCATTACATCACCATCGTAAATAGGAATACTATGACTTCGCTCATCCTTTTCTCCAACAAACTTTTCGCTATCAACATTGTCAGACTGACGGATAACAGATACGATGGAGTAACCATTTCCAATAAAGTCCGCTATATCCACATATGTTCTTTGCTCTCTAAGGTCAAATTCCTGTTGGCTTCTCACGCCATCTTTCTCAAAGATTACAAGTATTCTTGTGTACTTATCACCAAAATTGACCATACTTAGAATCAAGCCGTTGTTCATGTAAGACGCATAAGCTTCTTTGGCTAGAGTTAATACACGCTCTAGATATTCCAATGGTTTGTATCTAACTAACCAAGACTGACCTTTATGCATCTTTTGCAAGTACGAATACATATTCATCGCCTCGCATTCATCTATTCCATGTTTCTTGCAGACCAACTTAAACTTATCCGGATAAACACTAGTTACAAGTCTATCCAATTCGTCCATAGCTTGCATAGCCTTCAAATAATCATTCGCTTCCATTTTACTAATCTTTAAGTTTCTCAATTATATAGCCACGACCTGTATAGGTGCAAGACAAGCCGATATACACTAGCTGATGTAAAAGCCACAATTCTTCAGTGAACGGCAATCTATCACACTTCACAAACTCATCTTCATCCTCAAAATCAGATGCCTTTTCCAATATTTCTTCCTTTGTCATTATCTTTAAATTTGTGCCCGAAAGCTGTTAATCCGCATCTTTTATTTTTTGTAATGTGTCAAGTATCACGTTTGCAATCTCAAACCTACCGACATTTGGATTCTGTGGGACACTATAACACAAAGCTTTTAAAAGCTCAAAACATTGATTCTCATATAATATCATACGCTTACTTCTTTTGATTAAAACACTTTTCCAACTCTCGAAGGATGAACATCCCTCCTATCTTGAAAGACTGTTCTATCACTACTCGATGTTCCTTAAATTCGTTTTGGCTTCTCGAAAACCGAAACGCTTCATTCTCTAGCATAAGCACAAACTTATTAAATTCTGCATCGGTCATTTGCATTCACCTCCTTCCTTTGAGAATAAATCATCAATATAGAACCACCCGTCTATAGGCATATTCTCAACAAATCCTTTCCAAGACTTGAATTCTTTGACTTGAGCTAATGAATAATAGTTGCCTACACTATAGTGCAGCAATATCCATTCATCATATCCTTCTGGCTCCTTATTTGTTTGATGCCACAAGTCCTTCAAGAAATCATTGATAGCCCACTCAGCACCTTCCTTAAAGCCTTCTTCAATTAATAAGGCTTCTTCCTTATCACAATCCGTCACTTTGCTGTATCTTCTTGCGGCTCCTTCTATTTTCTTATCGTCTATCATAACTATTGTTGTATTAAAAATGTAAATATGGACGTTCAAGTAAACTAAGTAAAACAGCATGTTCTTTATATGCGAAAGAATCTGTTCTTCCCATTCTCTCAAAGCGTTGCATTTGCCTTTTACAATGCTCTATAAGTTCTTTCTTAAAAGCTTCGTCCATAACTTACCTCCACATCTTTAGTTGTACCTAACAATGATTCGTTGCCTTCGTAAGGGATACAGAACTCCCATCTACCATTAACACATACATAGTCAAGATATTCATCTGTCTTATCTGTATGGCTAAATATATTTGCACGCCATTCCTCAGTTTTTTTGATGTCTAACCAACACATTATCGAATGGATTCAGCTCAACCTTTGGCTTCAAATCCACAATCTGTTTCTTCTCAGCATCCCAAGCTTTGCCTTCCTTTTCGAGAGCATCAAAGAGCTGTTTTTTCTCTGAGTCAGTGGCAAGGCGAAGTTTACAAAGGTCTTTCTTAAAGAAACTAATTCTGCAGCCCATACTCAAAGTTAGACTACTTAAATCTATAGAAATAAATGAGCTATAACCTTCTGATAAACCAGTTATGCCTGATACTATAAATACATCTTGTCTATTACCATAGTCGGCAAAAGCTATATCCCCATCCTTGAACTCATACTGCTTTTCAATCTCCAAAGTGGTGAGGTTTAATATTCCTCCTAATTTTCTTTCAATCTCTCTGACATATCCATAGGCAATATTGTTATCTAACTTGTCAAACTTAGCTGTTTCTGCATTTGATACGTCTTCGTAACCATCCCTGCTATTAGAATAGCATCCGTTGAACTTTGTATAATCATCAGATGCCCATTCTTTGAAAATGCACTGAAATCCACTACTATTGATAAGCAAATCGCCTTTCTTCCAAGCGAATTTGCGCCAGTCACGCATTTCTTTTGAAGGAAGGAGAATCTGTAAGCCGTCAAGCCATCCTTTCATAGTTCCTAATTTGGAAAAAGAAAAATAAATGGTGGTATTAATATCTTTTTGCTTTGTACACCATATAGCTGTTTCTTTATCCGTTGTACTGATTGAATCTAACTCTACATTTGTATTATATAACCAATTATACAACTTCGTTCCTTGCGGCTTATTCTTTAGGATTTCCGCTATATTAATCTTTTCTTCCATGTCTGTCTTTTTAATATTCATTTATTCTTCACTAAAATATTTCTTAACAAACGCTCGTTCGGTGAGCCATTTTCCAAACCCCACTCTAAAGTAACGCTTTGATTTACCTTTCACAAACCCATATTCATCACGAGGTGTATTTACACTTAGGTATATCTTAGGAACATGGTTCACCGATACGTATGCAGTTATATATTCATCCGAGAATGCCAAATGCTGAACTTCACGGAACTCTACACTCTTAAAGAACATTTCCTTCATAAGCCTTAGTCCTTATAGATTGCATCAAGAATGCTTCTGAAATTCGGATTATCAATAACGGCTTGGGCATCTTCTTTGTTCTTGAAGTAAATTGCTCCTTCGTTATAATCACTACTAGAAGTAATACCATATTCACGGGTTCGCATGATATTATACTTATGTTCATTAGAATTCCAATCCGGTTTCCAATCTCCATTATAACACTTAGCTATATCCATTAACTTATCCAATGCAACTATTTTCTCTACATTACTATTAGTAACATTAGCAACGACAGGGCTAAGGCCACGGTCTATTAAAGTAGATATAACATCCTCATAGCTGAAGGGTCTCTTCTTGAATGCTATAATGCCCACTTTCAAGTCACTTTTTTCAATGTCCACTTCCATTCCTTTAGGAATATCTATGATTAACTTATTATCTAGCATTTTCATTTTTCTTATGTTTCATTTCCAAAATATATTTTTTATTCACAACCAACTCAAAGAACTTATATTTAGCATGCATGTAGTTGCGACCTAAATCAACTCCACCGACAAATTCTTCCATATACCAAGAGATTGCCGTATATTTTACAATATCATGCTCTTCCGGATGATTCACACGACCATTCCACACATCTGTGCGAACCAAATCGCAATACCCATAAGGTAATTTGGCACGTATCATTCTTGTGTTCTCCGCATTAATATAGACGTTTTTGTATTCCAAATCTACGCCTAAAATTTCCTGATTAAGCTTTGCTACATCCATATCTCATTAATATTAAAGCACTACGTTGAAGATCCCTCGGTTTGAACGGATTCTTCTCCAGTATTTTATTCACATCATTTCGTATCTTGCGACTTTCCCACTTCTTTGTTAGACGCATAGCCTTTAACAAACGATGGTCTCCAGCTAGCTTTCCTGCATCCTTCTTGCCACAATAATAGCCTTGCCTATATGCCCAATATCTAGTCTTATAGACTTGCTTCATTATCTTCTTAGCTTGTCTTATTTTCATATCAACCTCACTTTCTATGGAAAAACGTTCCATGACACCAATCGCTGCTTTCAACATACTTATGTAGTTTAGTACATCTTCCTGCAAGCATACCATTGAAATGTTTACAACGACTGCATTCCTTTGAAGTTCTCAAAATTGAACGAAACAAACTAACGTTGGCACTCGGCATATTTACCTTATTCCATCTGATAGTTGCTTTCTGATAGAGATTCTTTAATCTAGGAATGAATCTACTCTCTTTCTTGAATGTATATTTTGAATCGAAGTAACGTGTGTCCGTTCCTTTCGCCATCATATTCAAGATTTTCTTAGCTTGTCTTATCTTCATATACTACTTGTTTTTATAAATATTACATGTCCCCTCATAAATTGTGCTATTTGTATAGATGTCTTTATATTGCGAAATGGAAACCAATCCATTTGCCTTCATTCCCTTAAGAATTTCATCATACACACTTTCTATTGCTCTTCTCTTCAATTGCTCCATGCCAGATTTGTCACGGCAATAGTATTGCATTTCAAAATTTGACATTGTAACTCTTGAACGAAGCTTAATAACTTGTGGCTTTATGTATCTAACCTCTATCCTTTGGTTTGATGCCTAGTTGGTCAGCTAGCCATTGCTTCCATTTTGGCTTAACATCTTCCCCGTCTAAGCAAGCAAGTAATATATAAATAAAACTAACACTTATATATAAAATTCCCATACGCTACTTCTTTTTATCTCCAAATAAGACGTGTTTTCGGTAAGGGAAGAAATAGCAACGTTCTCCTGGACACCACCAACTAGGAGCGTTCTTCATGCATCTACGACATAACGCTATATTCTTCTCAGCTTTTATGTTGCCACGTTCAAACTTTCTTCGTTCTCTTCTTGAAAGAGGAGGATAAGGATAAGTCTCTTCCTTAAAAAGCTTTGTGGCTAAAGCATTCAGTCTTTGAACTACTTTTTCTAATATCTTTTTTATCATACGCTAATTCTACTTATCGTAATACTTTTTTGATAAGCTGTTGAATCGCTCATAGTTCGGCAACTTGGGAGAGATTTCAAACTTCATCGTTGTAACATCATATCCTCTATCAGTCATTTCTTTGACAAACTCTTTTGTGAAGACCTTATCGAAGAGATAATGAGCATCTGTTTGGGTCATAAACCCTAGAGGGTAATAAGCACCAACGCAGTTCTCTTTCTTATCCCAATATGCCGTTAGCTTATCTTTCTTTGTAAGAATCATACACTACTTCTCCTTATCGAATTTGTTTCCGACGACATTCCATTTCTTAAACAATACTAAGAAAGAGAAGTCTCTGTCTTTACATCCATCTTCGTCAATTGGCATAAAGCATGAGCTATTATTAGACCAAGTAACCGTTCTCTTTTCAAATGGGAACTCTGGGTTTCTGATAATATCACCTTCCCAAATCTCATTGCCCTTGCCGTCTTTCAGCCCTGTGAATTGGCAGACGGTAGAATGGTCAACCTGATGTGCCCCATTTCTATTAAGCATTGATTCACTCTGCCTATCCTCGATGATGTAAGTGTTACCACATTCAGCATAGAAGTAACCTTCTACCCAAGTGTTATTGTCAAGACGTTTAGCCTTGAACTTGATGTCTTCTAATTTCATAAGCTATAATCATTTAATCCCCTTACATTGTTTAACAACCGTCTCATTGAAAGACAAATTATAAGCATGAGTATCTGTAATACCTTCGGCCTCTTTATATTTGTCAAGAATAGAATCCCTTATTCCGTCAATATTAGGCTTATCTAAAAGTTTGAACATGATGACATTAGTCCAATCGTCAATTCTCCTATTTGGATTATCAATCTCATCTTTATACCAACCAGATTTTCGCCCACTATCTTTATGTGGAACACGATATTCTGCTACCATTGGTATTGCGATAAATCCATCATTCTCCATAGTAAGAACCAATACCCAATCAAGCTCAATTCCAAGTTTTTCCATCTTGAAATACTCTTTAATTGGCAACCATCCTTCTAACTTCATTCGCTCAATAAATAAGTTAGCTACTCCTGCTCCTATAAATTTTTCGTGCATACTTCTCATTTTTATTTAACTTTATGAGCAGTACTATTAGTATGCTCTATATGTTCATTACTACAACAATATGGATAGAAATATTTATCTGCTCCATACATAAGTGACTCTATAATATCATCGTCACTATCTTTACACTTAGAGTCAATAGTAACTCTAATATTTACTTCAAATATTCTTGCCATAACTATTCTTCTTTAAGTTCTAACTCTTGCTTGATTAGTTTTAGAAAACTTCTAGCGTGAACTACAAGAACTTTCTTATTTCCTGCGTTCATCATTCTAGTATAGTTTTCAATCATATCATCAATAATTGTTAGTGCCGATACTTTACTCATATTTTTTCATATTTAAATCTTTAAGTCTATCCTTATAGAAGGCAGGAACTCTACTAATCTGCCACCAAGAATAGCATTCGTCACTCCAAGGTTCAATCCACACTGGTTCTTTTGTGTCTTTATCTTGGCAGTATACAATTCCACGTACTTCATCATTCAGCAAGAAATTCTCTACTTCAAAATCCAAATCTTCTAGTGTTGCGTAAGTCTTGCAAAACTCGTTACGTTCCCTAGTACCTCTCCTTACAAACGACTCGAAATCATTGAATAGGTCTATTTTTAGTATCTCTAAGTTATTGCTTTTAACAACATCTAGAAGAGACTTTTTGACGTTCATTTTGCTCATTTCCTATCCCTCTTTTTATAGTCATTGCAATCCATAGGGATATGGTCTGCTAACTCTTGCCAATAACACCTATTATCGTAATAACAAGTTTGACATTTTTGAATCTTTTCATTCATTACTTATTCTCCTTTAAGTTCGACAGGCTCATCTTTCCAAGACAATTCTTTTCCGATGAGCTTCTTAATGCTTCCTTTAGGAAGGTAACAGCAACCGGTATTTGCGTACCTCTGCCCATATAAATATACGACAGAGCAAATCCATAATGTATTACTTTCATTTCTGCAAGGTTTTTCTGCAAAAATATGTTCACAGCCACCTTTATCTACTGCTAACCATGACATAACTAATACTATATTTTTTTAATTAATAAATTACTTTTCTTATCAAATGGTTTATAACCACTACGGAGATACCAATCTAGAACAAATCTATCAGATTCATCTTTAACAAATTCCAATCCGATTGTCTTCACTCCATTCAACTTAGCTTGCTGTTCTGCTAGTTGTAATAGGCGTTGTGCAACGCCACATCTTCTATGATTATTATCTACAAAGAGCGCATATATTAGAGCATCAGCTTTGCAGAAAATATCACTAACATATAATGGTATGGATATTTGAACTGAGCCAAGATTTTCTTCATCAGTTATTAAAATTCTGATTTCATCCTTCCATGTCTGTTTTTGTATCATAATCTATCCTCCAACTCTATGTTATTTTCTGCTGCATAGCCATCTTGTGCTTCCTTATGATAACTCTTCTCGCAAACCCATCCTTTACGAAGATTATATTCGGAAATGACGTGCTTACGACAATACTCACAGATAGCAATGCCGAATTGATTTTGTAATTCTTCTCTTATCATAATCAATCCAACTCTTTATGTGCTATTACTAGACCAACAACAACAATTACGAGAAAGATTCCTAATTTTAATAAAATTATCATATTCTTTTATTTTACCCTCTCCCTTTTACAGGAGAGGGTGGTTAGTTAATCTGTTACAACTTCCCAATCTTCCGCAAACACATCAGATGAAGAAGGAACCCAAGAATCAGCACGACCATCAGGATTGATAATCAACATTTGATTGGTGTAGTCAATATGAGGATTCTCACGGCTCATCAAGATATTCTTAGCTGACTGAGGAAGTGACTGCATATTAGGAATGATGTCACCTTCAATGTGTGAAGGAACCTGCTTAACGATAAACAGGCCCTTGCCATTCCAACCACTACGACGGCAAGCTTTGCCCTCTTTCAAAAACTGAATGACATTTCCAAAACCGAAATGTCCATTTGCTAAATACTCATTATTTCCTGTCATATTACAAATTATTTTATATCCTCATAGAGAATGATTCGTTAATCTTTTTTCGGCTTAATACCCCAAGCAATACATCCACATCTAACGTCTGTGTCAATATTTGAACCATCAAAAACTCTCTCTTCTCCACAAATAGACGTTAGGGTAATACCTATAGGCAATGATGGATATAGGTATAGTGGAATCAAACGAAGTCCAAGAGTATTTTTCTCATTGGCAACCTCCTTATCAAATTCCTCCTTTGTAAGGTATCCCTTCTCAAATTCAGACTGAATGAGAGAAATCCTTTCTTTAACATCTTCTTCGGATTGCCAACTTCTAAAATGCAAAGCCTTACACTGACTTTCCGTAAGAGCATTCCAATCAATATCTTTCTTAAACTGTTCTTGAACTTTTTGCCAAGCATCATTGAGACTTTTCTTTTTATATTCTTCACCCCAATGATATGTTTGAATGCATGCAATTTCATTTGCAAGCCATTTCAAAGTATTACTAACTTTGTTTTCTAATGAAGTTTGTTCCATATTACTTATATTTATGTCCTATAAGGACGGTTATTTACTAAGGATGAGTAGGCATTTTCATCCAATGTGTTGGCATATTTGGCTTTGCAAACTGCTTATGGTATGCGTCCATTCCTGGAATACCTGAGACACCTTTGTAGTAGTCATCTCCTTCTTCATAGCATGTATCATAACAATCATCTTCGTTATTCCAAGTTGCAGATACGAAACCATCGTCTTGAATAAAACCTACTCGTGTTCCATTAGGATTAAAATCCTCATCAATCCACTTTTCGTTAAAGGCAATTACCTCTTCTCCAAAAGGAATTTCTACTTCTGATACTTTATTCCATTCCATATTCTATAATTTAAATCTCACTAATTTGTTTCTTAATACTCTCCATTTCTCCTTTGACTTCAAGACGTATGATATTTTCATACTTTGCCAAGATGTCTTTTATAGGAGACAAATCTTCAAGGTTACAAAGACTATCTCTATTACCTAAGTAACCTTTCTTATAATAAGAAAGATGAGTGTCATTGTTATCTAACATATGATACACTCCTTTCAACTCATTTAATCTCTTATCAAGAGAAATAACTTCATTGTACTGTTCTTCTGTCATAATCTATTTATTTATATCCCATAAGGGATGGTTAGTTAATTATTTCGTAAATTCTATCATATATTGTGCAAATACAGAGCCTACATAACATAATGTCATAAGTATTGCTGTCACTGTCGCAATTACAATACTCACCATTCTCAACTTTGGTGTTTCTGACCAAAATATTGCACTAACTATCAGAAAGATAGTTCCTAAAATCGTTAATAATGCTACCATAATCTATCTATTTATGTCCGAAGACGTTAACCTAACATATCGCTAATGTTTAAATACTTCTCCCCATCACCTAAGTTTCTTACCTCACAGAAACCTGCTTCTGAAACTGTACTATCATCGTCATATATCTTTTTGACGTGTATTTTCTTTATAGGACAGCAGTCATCATCACTTACCTCAAAAGCAATAGGCAAGTCTCCGTGTTTTGCCTTTATTTTCTCTAAACTTTTAACCAAATCACTTATTTTCATACTAATATCTTTTATGCCAGAAGGCGTTATAAACTTATTCAAAATAGTTTTCTGAATCTCCGTCACAACTTTCATGCTCACATACCTTCCGTTTCCAAATCTCACAATAAAGTAAATCTGTTTCAGTTGGTTTTGCATGCTTGCAGTATTTACAAACTTGATACATTGCATCCATACCTACACCTCCATTTCTGAGTTAAGTCCTAGACCGAAGAGAATGTGTTGTAAATCTGATACTGAATGCATATATCTACGTATAAGATTGTCTCCAATATAAACATACCATGAGTGATTATCTAATTCCAACAAACTCAACTTCAAACATTCTTTTTCGATAAACCAATGATACATGCGATAAAGCATCCATCCATTCTTCTTTAGAATCTCTTGGGTAAGACTTACTGGCTTTATCTCATCAATATCAACAAGACAATACACCAGCCCTTCTTTAGGGCAAGACAAGTCAAAGTGACTTCCGTCTTCTCTAGGCTCTTTGACAACCATTACTTTGTTGTCATACATAACAACATCACCTTCAATATATTTCTGTGCCATATCATTATATTTTTAAGTTACTATCTATATGCAAGGCATATAATAAATGTTGGAGTTCGTGAATATACTTTATTGTAAAAAGCATGGTATTTTCATTTATGTAAGTGTATATACCATCTTCTGTAAATTCAAGTACTACATAATTTGCATTTTTCATCTTTAAAGCATACTTACCATTTATAGATTTCCATCCATTCTTCTCTAGAATCTCATGAGTGAGAGGAATCGGTAAAATATCTCTGTCTGCAACTAAAGCTGTTTTTGTACTATTTGTTGAAATCAAAGCATAACATATCTTGTTATAAAGAAAGTTTTCTTCAAAATTAACAATAGTATAAGTATTAGTTGCAAACTTTACCAAATCTCCTGGAATATATTCTAACTTATCCATACGATTATTCTTTAAGTTTGTTGAACTTATCCTTGTAAGGACAATCATCGGCTACAGACTCTATATCGTAGCTTTCCCCTTGCAGCTTACAAGATATACAATCACCAGATCCGAAGTTCCATACAATAAAGTGTGGGCATTGGATTTCCTTACATATTTTCTCTATCTCATTCATACGCTTTACTTTTTATAGTTGCTATTCTCCTTATACCCACCACTTACAAGCCATTGACCAAATTGTTCAAGACTTTCTATGTTATTTATAAGACTCCATTTGTCACCTATATCATCAGTTGTATAAGCTATAAAAGTCTTATGTGTGAGCACATTCCAACAGATTTCCAATCTGTGTAAAATGGTTTTTCTAAAATTATATCTTGCTGCCATACGCTTTACTTTTTACGATGATTATACTTTTTGATAGCATCCTTCTTAGAAGCTGCCATAATTTTAACACCCTTAACGACAAACTCATGCTGCTCCTTTGGCTGACACTTCTGCTTATCAGAAGTAATATTGCCGCTTGGTGCGTCAAGTCTAGGACTTGAACACCCGAAAATATCATCTTGTGCATAAGCTGCCGTAGCAGCCATTATTAACGCCATTCTCATTAAATTTCTACTCATACGCTTTACTCCTTAACTTCTTTAAAAATTACATTTTTATGGTCTGAGCGTTCTTTGATGCTACAAGGGTATAGCTGCCATACTTCACAAAACTTCTTACTATCAAAGAAGCACCCTTTGCA